AAGGCAACACAAACGAAACCTCTACATATGATCCATCTACAACAAAAGTATCTGTTGCATTTAAAAGTTCTAACTGTGGTATATTGTCTGGTATACCATCGTCATTTATATCTGTTGGCAGAACTGACAACCTATTATCGTCTGGAATACCCGCATTTGGTAAATTCTGTGCTACTAATTCTTGACCTAAAATATTATATTTCTTATTAGAACTTAACATTCCTGTTTTATTACCATCCAGATTAGCACGAAGAACCAAAATATTGTCGTCATTTGAACTTAACGTACCAAAGTTTATTATGTTAGTAGTAGTATTACTATGTCTAAATTTAGTAGTCTCACTTTGGGCATTCATTCGTTTCGTTTTCCAACGAACTGTCCAACCAGACAATTTGCTTGCAGAGAACTGTGCTTCAATACGAATCATGAAGATTGGATCAGTGATTGTTGTCCCATCAACTTCCCACGCTTCATCAATTATTGAATAGTATAAATCGACTTGTGGGTTTGCTGATGTTGCTGCATTATCAAGCGCGGCGATTATTGAAGATGTTTCGGAAACAGTAAAAGTAGCAGCAATTCGTTCACCTAATATATTATAGAAATCAGAGCAGCTAAGTAATGGCTCAACAAAGTTGGCCAATACTTCATTTGAAAGAAGCGCACGATTTGATATCACGAGGCCACCCGTTTCCACAGCATCTTCAAGCCAATAAAGCGCAAGATCTTCACCAAATATCTTTACATCTTCATAATATTCTTTTGGATCGTGCCATGCAATATATTTGGAATCACCAGAAAATGTTCTATTAACTGCTTGTAATTTCAAAATTGATGGATCTTGTAACATGAATGAATTATAATCGCGCCCATTAACCATTCTGTCTTGTGTATAGTAAACAGATGGTGCTACCCTACGAACATGTTCAATATCTTCTGATATTGATGCATTTTGTAAAGAATTAATTAAAGAAAACGTGAACGTTAACGTTTGTGTAGTATTAGTCAAGTCAAGATATGTAAAGGATGCTGTTTGGTCTACCACAGCAGTTTTTTGTATAATGCTATTACTATTGGCAGATGTTCTATACCAAATATCAAATTCACCAGATGGAATATCAGAGAATTCACCATCACCAAAAATCAAACGAACTTGATCTTTATCAAGAGTTTCAATTTCATACTTCTGTCTATTCGTATCTGAGTTGAATAATATGTTTTGTGCATTTGCCAAATCAACTTCTTCCCATTCGCCATATCTACCCGAACCATCATCTAAATGGGGCAATATCTGTGCAAATGGGTTTACTTCAAGAATCACTCGCGTATCAGCATTGACGTTATTTAACCATACATCAGTTTCATTAATATTATTGATAGCAAGGTCATGGGTTTGATTTGGTGTTACACCATCAAATGATTGTTGTTGTAATTGTAATGTTCCTTGTTTCGTAAAACAGAAGAAACCTGTTGTATCAGAACCATCACCAAGACCGTCATTGCCATATAATAATGACATTTTTGCGTTTCTTTCTGGACGTTTTTCAACTGGTGATGTTTCTGTTAATTTAACAGGCACCAATTCCATAGAAAACGATTCGCCTGCCGAAGTTGCCGAATAATTAAAAGTAGTAATACCATTACCTTTTAATGGCTGATTATTCCACGTATAAATTTCAAACAATACGTCTTCTATTTGTACTCGTTCATTTGGTGCAATAGTACCGAAATCTTGTTCTAGTACACGATTCATAACAAGTAAAAATTGTTCTTTCCAGTCAGAATTATTTAAGTCATTCCACACTATCTTAGTATTAGCTAGATTTCTTCCTGTTGAATCCACTACTTGTTCTGTAGTTTTTATGGATGTAATTTTTACTAGACCACGAGCTGCAATGTTTCTGGAAGCTTTATATGATATCAGTTTTGCCAATCTAAGGATAGATTCTTTACGCTCAGCAGTCGTAATAAAGTTTTCGTGTGCATTTAAATCAAGACGATACGCTAAAATTTCACCAACATAGGCAAAAATTTCAAGGATTGCAATAAATTCACTTGATTCAATATAATCATTGAAGTCTTCTGGGAAATATAGTTTTACATAGTCCAGCAGGCTTTCTTTGATAGTATTATAATCAAATGCGTTGAAGTTTACTCGTGTAAATACTTCATGCGCTCGTGTCCAAGCTTCTGCTCTTGAAATTTCGGTAGCCATTTTAATCCTCGAATTGAATATTTAATTCAAAATCATCTACGGTGTTTAATTCAACATAATACAATTCTGCACTCACATATACAGAATTGGTATCAAAATTAGGAGTCACTGATAAACTAACAAGAGACACCCTTGGATCATAATCAAATATTGTAAGAAGTTCAGCGTATACTTCGTCTATTAGATCGCCATCAAGTTGTTCAAATGCAAGTTCAGGTATACTGCTGCCAAAATCAGGCATCATTACTCTGGTACCACGCGTGGTGAAAATATGATTCAACAAGTCTATTTTCACCAATTCAATGTCCCTAATACTTAAAGACTTATTTCGTTGAAATTCAAAAGTTGAATATCCTTTATATAAATTTTTGCGTAGTGCCATATCAAAATCCTAACATTTTCTAATATTTATCTTATTGCGGCATATGATTTATCGGTGCCATTTCGGGTTACGACCCAAATCGTCGCCACGTTCTTTATGACCTATCAAGGCATCGTCATATGATAAGAATTCGCCCGAATCTTTGTGGGTATTATTTAAATCTAAATCAGTTACGCCAGGATCGGTCATCATTCTTGCCCATGGTTCATGTTCGGGGACACGACTTGTCCACCATGCATCAAGGGCGGCCGCATCATCGGCGGCCGGACCGTTAAGGTGAATTTCCGTTCCAGTTTCTACGATATTGCCACCAGCCTTTATATTGACATCCCCACTTGCTTGTAAATTTAAAACGCCATTGGCAGCTTTCGCGTGGAAGTTAGTTTCTGATTTTAAGCTTAAATTACCACCATTCGCTCCCTTTGCGTGTACTCGAACTTCATCTTCCGATATTAGATGAATACCATTTTTAGCTTTTACACGGAATGTATCACCCGCCGTAAAATTGATGTCCTTTTCAGCATGAACTGAAATATTGCGTTCGCCGTAAATATCAATATTGCCCTTTTCATCAAGTTCAATCCAAGTCTTGCCTTGGGCAGTACTGATGTATACGCGCTCATTCGTATCATCCATAATGACTTGATGACCATGGGTTGTACGAATGCGAATACGGCAATTTTCAGAAGAATCAGACATTGATACAGAATGGAATCCTGGCGTAGTCCACGAATATACTTGTGGATCATATGCAAATTCTGTAGCTCCAGATAATAATCCTTCTTGTACTCTACTTTTGGCATATCCATGTGTATGCACTATTTTAGTACCATCTGGTTCTGTAAATGCTTCTGCTTTATCATCAGATTGTGCAGTAAATATTATTTCATCGGTCTCAATATATTCCGCATCAACACCAGCAACACCTTTATCTGCACCACGTGTTCTATATTCGTAATTTTTTCTTGGTTCGGGCGGCGGGTCAGTATTTACAATTTTTTGTTCTTGACTCTTCTTAAATACCAAGGTTTGGTTATCATATAAAGGTTGTATTTGATTTTCTGTTGATGAAAGTGGCCCTGATGGTTCATCTGTAAGAACATCGTTTGTTTTATATGTATATCTACCATGTGGTAACGTATGTGGTAAAAATTGATCATGCATACAACCTAAATATACGCGAAAACGCGGATCGCCTTCAATACATGCAACTAATGCATATGTTCCTACTTTTGGAACATTGAACATACCATATGCAACTGGACCAAATGTTTTATCATTACCACGACCACGGGATGCTGACCAAGTAGAACCAGCCAATGGTGATATTGGTGATGCCCATGGTATATCTTCTATGACGGTTTCTTCAAGGTCACCAAAAAATGGACATGCTACACGGGCACGTCCCATTTGTTGCGGATCATTAGTATCAACAACTCTACCTAGTGTTAACTGATCAAAATTTCCGTCAACGTCTAATAATCTTCTTACATCATCAAATATTGCCATTACCAATTATACCTATTATTCAGTTTTTTCTTGTTTTATTCTTTTCAACAATTCTTCATTCATCTGCTTCACTGTATTTTTATCACCATCAGCTAAATCAATTATGGTTTCTATTTCTTCAACAACTTCAGTGGTATAGTCCACCAATGATTGCCACCAACCTTTATCTTCTTCTTTTTTGTCATCTGTTTTCTTTTCAATTTTATCTGCTACAGGAAGACTCATCATATCCAATTCCTGTAAAAATTCACCATTGTCAAAAATTTGCTTTACAGCAAATAACGTATAATATCCAGTATACCAGAAGTCTTCATATTCTGTGTTAATATCATTTGCATCAACTGGCATTTTGATATTTACCTTCACAAGAGTGGGAGTTTGTAGCCATTTTGGATTTATTGTCTTATCTTTTTTGGGTGGTTCATTTTGCATATCTTTTTTAGGTTCATTTTTTTCGCTATCATAAAGATTGGACGGTGTTATTTGCATCTCATTCAACAACTGTGGATTTCCATAAATTGTCATTACGGCTTCAATATTTTCTAAGGCTGCATGACGATTTAATAATGCCTGAAATGATGCACTATCTACTGGATTTTTTGCATTTCTTCCCATTGGTTGTTTAACTTTACTACCAAGAAATAAAGGCGTTTTAGATCTTCGTTTTTTGCCTTTAGATGCGACCGAAGGTTGTCCACCCACATGTGCCATTGGAGAAGTATTACCATCTTTAAAATTCTTTTGTGCTGGTAAGGAATCCGTCGTGGCGGCAACCTGAAAGAATGTCATTGCCATTTCCATTTTGATATCAAAATTCTTAATATCAACATTTTTGCCAGTAAAAATATAATTAAATTCGATTGATTGTCCATCAGGTGGAACGTATTCTTCACCATTAAAAACAGCATCATATGGCATAGTTGCCATTTCATACTTGTTAATAAAGTAATCTACATAACATCCATCATGCCTAGAATTTAAACCTGATACTATTTTGTAGATATACTTTTTACCATCTTCCGTACCTTTTCCATCTTTAATTACACCATTAGAAGATTGCATTATTTTTTTTATTATTTCTTCTACGCCTATATCTTTACCAAAATTAAAAGAACCATCTTTCGTTTTATTTGCGGTTCGAACATGTTCATTATCAGCTGCTTTATACTTAGTAGCATCTTTGTAATCAGGCGCGAAAAATCTATACTTAACAGAACGATAGTTTGCATCAAAAAATCGTGCTGCTTTATCGACAGCTACTTTTGTTGATATTTTTTTGCCTTCCTTTTCTGCAGCGTCGTATAACGTTTTCGCAAATTCAGAAACAGCCTGTATTTTATATTTTTCATATGCTTTATTTACTTTGGTTCCTAGTTTGGTAAAGGTCTGGTCTAACGAATCTCCCGAATCTATTTTAAAATTAAATCCGTTAAATATTTTTTGTGTATGTGGAAGTTTACCTAATCCATTTATAGCGCCAATAAACATCATTTTATATTTTGCACCAGAACTATCAAAAATAGCACTAATATCATAATTGACGAATAATAGTGGTTTAATATTTGATAACATTTCTGTAGTACCATCTTCATTATGGCCTACGAATATTGTCTTCAAAACAAACACTAATCCAACAGGGTCAGTATCCAATTCATCGCATACATCTGTTAACCTATTGAGGAAACTTGCACCAAGTGGTTCCATGATTTCAAGTTCACCTTCAAGGGACATAGACGTTGATTGTGGTATATTACCTTTTCCAACGTAATTCTCCATCGCGATGATATTTTCCCATGTTGCACTTGTTATATAAAATCTTGCATCTGAGGTACCATCTATAAGCGTGATGTATTTGTTATTTTCGTTTTTTCCAATTACCCGGGCCGCATATCTGGTTTTATCGTGTGGATGTTGAAAAGTTGTTATTTCGCTTGTATTAACTAGTTCTTCTGCTGCTTGTGTGTTGTTACATACCATAAGTATATGGTGGTAAGCATATGATCTAAACTTCCCAAGAATGTTATGTGGTTTTGACATTGTTATCTCTTTATTATATTATATGCGTTTTCCGCCTTCTGGCTTGGTTATTATATCTAACATTAACCGAGTGGATGTCGGAAGATAAATTACCGCACCTGCAACTAATTCGGTTTCAGGATCAACAATATTATTATATTGGAGCACTAACCACGCATATACGGCCTTGCCATATGCGCGATGCGATATCAAATCTGGGCGACCAGCTTCATATTCTTGAACAGTAATGATAAAATCATTATCTTGTCGTTCTAGCTTTCGCTTCTCCCACCAACCAAGACGTTTATTATATATATCTATTAAGCCGCCCTGTACTTGTCGCGAATTACGATTATCGGTTGAATTTTTGTTAATATCATCTATAGTGAAAGCCATAATTAAAATCCTTGTAATCTGCCTTGTTTATACGCATCCAAGCTAAAACCTTCGTATGCATTAGGTGAATGTGTTTCTATTAATGCCATATCAATATTCATTATTATTGGCATTGGAACACCTGTTGACGTAGTGATATAATCTACATCGTTGGGATATGGTATTGTGAGCTGTTGGATAACAACTGGCACGCGATTTATATGTTGCGCGATTTCCCATACATTTGTCATAGTATCATTCTTATTGTTTCTTTTCGAACTTTTTACTTTACTAGAATATGCACTAAGATAAAGCACAGGTGGTGGTGCACCTAGTAATTCAGCGCCATAGAAAAAATCGTAGTCTTCTTGTGTTACAGCATCAGGATTAATAAAGCCCTTGGCACGAAGTTGACGTTCATTGCGTTGTTGATCATCTATCGTAGAGCTATTACCAAATCGTGGCATACACCACGATCTAAGTGTCCATAATTTTTTTAAATTGCGGTCTGCTTCTTGTATCGTTCTTGATAAGAGGCGAATATCCGATATTTGAAAATTGCGCGAAGATGTGTTTTTATACACTTGAATTTGACCCGGTGCATGTAATGGATCTAAGGAAGCATAATTAACATTACGATTTTCAGATACTGTAGGGGAGGCGTCAAAACTAACCGTTCTGCCGCCTTTTGCTGCAGATGTTAGCTTTACCTTATACGGATTTTCTTGATTTTTCGTTTCTGCCATGTGCATACCCCTAATCTATATTACTGATATTTATCATGGTTGACACAGCTAAAAAAGTGATATATAATAACTATTAATTGGAGATAAAAATGGCAAAAGAAGAAGAATTAAAAGCGCCGGCCAAGAAAAAAGTCAACTATATACGAAACAAAGACTTGCTTGCTGAAGTAATAGCCTGTAAAGAACAGGGTAAAATGTCAAATAAGTTAGCCCGAATGCTTCAATTGCTGACCGCAAAATATGGGCGTTCTTCACAGTTTGGTGGATACACCTTTAACGAAGATATGCAAGCCTATGCAATGATGATGTTGTGTAAAACATGGGTTGGTTTTAACCCCGAAAGAAGCGATAATGCCTTTGCTTACTATACCCAAAGCATTAAAAATTCATTCAAACAGTTCTTAAACCGTGAAAAGGTTCAAAGAGTTGTGCGAGATGAACTATTAGTAGATAAGGGCTTAAACCCATCACATACGTATACAATTGAACATTCTGATGCAGACCATCATTATGTACATGATGAAGAAGATCATCAACAAGTCGTGCAGGATATGAAAGAAATAAATGAAAATGATAGTTCAGAAGAATTAATTATTTTTAACAAATAACATAATAAAAATAGGAAATAATAAGATGGGTGATACTAAACCCACGCTGAATAAGGGTGCATTCTTTACAGATTTGCACGTAGGCGCTAAATCTAATTCACAGCAACATAATGAAGATTGTGTCAATTATATTGATTGGTTCTGCGCAAACGTAAAGGCAGATCCAACGATTGACTATATTTGTTTCGTGGGGGATTGGCATGAAGTCAGAAGTGCAATTAATGTATTTACTTTGAAGTATTCATATGAAATTGCTATAAAAATCAATGATTTAGGTCTTCCTGTATATTTTATCATAGGAAACCATGATTTATACCACAGAAATAATAGGGATATTTATTCAGTTATTCCGTTTCACGAATTTGAAAATTTCACCATTATTGACGAACCTACAGTAATTGACAACATTGCGGATGGTGTGTTAATGTGTCCATTCCTATTCCACGAAGAATATCCCAAGTTGGTGAAATATAACAAGATTCCATTTTGGGTAGGACATTTTGAATTTAAGGGTTTTGTGGTTACTGGTTATAATATCACCATGAAAACTGGTCCAGATCACACGGATTTCAAAGGTCCAGAACATATTATATCTGGACATTTTCATAAACGGCAGACCAGTGGAAACGTAACCTATATAGGGAATGCTTTTCCAACCAATTTCAGTGATGCGGATGATATTGAACGTGGTATGATGGTTTTTGACCATAAAAAGAAAGATATGGTGTTTTTTGATTGGGCAGAATGTCCTAAGTATATTAAAAGCTCGCTTTCGGATATTGTGGCAGAAAATATCACATTATACCCTAATGCACGTGTTAGATGCATTGCCGATATTCCCATAACATATGAGGAAAGTCTGGAATTGAAGAAAACATTTATAGAAAAATATAATCTTCGTGAATTTTCTATTGAAGAATCCAGTGAAATTAACGAAGCATTATCAGAAACTGAAACAAATGTTGATGACAAAGACCTTGGTACTGTTGATGAAATGGTAGTTGAAATGTTGGGAGATATTGAATCTGATCACATTAATAATGAATTACTTACAAAGATATACCAAAATTTATAACATAAAAAACAAAAAATAAAAATGTAATGATTAGGTTTAAACAACTTTCAATTAAAAATTTTCTTTCATACGGTGAAGCACCAACAGTAATAGACCTTGATGATATTGGTACTACACTGATCGTAGGCGAAGATCTCGACAATACTGCAAGTGGTACTGGCGCTAATGGCGTTGGTAAAGCACAACCACTCCATTGTAAAATAAAAACTCCTACAGGTTGGACAACGATGGGTGATATTTCTATTGGTGATGTAGTTAGTACACCAGATGGAAAAACAGCGACCGTAAAAGGTGTATTTCCACAAGGTGTAGTAGAAACATACAAAATATATTTTGCCGATGGTAGAACTACAGAAGCTTGTGGTGAACACCTATGGAAAGTTAACAGCCATAGATGGAGAAATGATAAAAAATCAAATGCTTCAAAAATTATCACAACGAAAGAATTGAAACAATGCGTCGATGAAGCAAACATCAAAAATAAATCATGGTATAATTGTACCATTCCAATGGTCAATCATCCAGAAGTTCAAGATGTATCTTTGCCTATAGATCCTTATTTGTTAGGAGCTTTGATTGGCGATGGTACAATATGTTATAGGAATATTAGATTTACATCCAAGGATGATATCATTATTGATGCTGTTTCTAACATATTAAAGGAAGATTTTTCACAGGAATTATCTCATGAGAAGGATTACAATTATTATGTTAGAAACACCATTAAAAGAGTTGGATATAATCCAGTGGCTGATATCTTAAATGAATTATCGTTACTTGGTACTAACTCTCATAATAAATTTATCCCAAAAATATATTTAGATCATGCGAGCAAAGATCAAAAAATTCGACTTTTACAAGGACTGATGGATACTGACGGTACTGTAGGTAAAAATGGTGCTGTTACATTTTGTTCCACGAGTAAACAACTAATTGAAGACGTACAATATTTAATTCGTAGTATTGGTGGAAAAGCCAAGATATCATCAAGAATACCAACATACTCGGATGTTTTTGGTAATAAAATAAATGGAAAACTAGCATATAACCTTTTAATACAGTATGCTTCACCAAAAGATTTGTTTACTTTACCGCGCAAACAACAGAACATTAATGAAAATTATCAATATGCTAATGCAGGTCTACGTGTTTTACGTGTAGAAAAAATACAAGACCAAGAAGCACAATGTATTATGATCGATCATCCAGATCGATTATATGTTACAGATGATTTTATAGTTACGCATAATACTGTGTGGATTAACGCACTTATATTCGCATTATATGGTAAACCAATATCTAATATTTCTTTAGACAATCTTATTAATAATATTAATAAGAAAAATATGGAAGTCTCCGTTGAATTTGAAAAAGATGGTGAAATTATAACAGTTTCCCGTGGTCGAAAAGTAACGGGTAAGGGCAATTTCGCTAAAATCTTTGTTCGTCCGATGGGTGTTGATTTGGATGAACAACTTCATGATGAAACACCTGACAGTATTAAAAATATTACAGACTTCGTTGTCGAAAAACTTAGCATACCATATGAACTGTTTGTTCGTATCGTTGCATTTGCCGCAACACATACACCGTTTCTTGATTTGCCTGTTAGACATGCTTCACAGGCAAATCAGTCTGATATTATGGAAGAACTGTTTAGATTAACCCAATTATCTGTTAAGGCCGAATCTCTTAAAATAGAAATAAGAGATACTAAGCAGAAGTTGGAAATTAAGATTAAACATAATGAACAACTTGAGAAAGAACACGAACGCCATAATAAATTGCTCGATACTGCGCAAGGCCGTGTTGATGAATGGGAAAAGGAACGCGAAGAAAACATTACAATCATAGAAAAGGAACTTACAAAATATAAGGCTGTTCCTGTTAAAGAACAGGAAAAATTATATAAGCGTGTCGATGAGTTAAAGGTTATGCTTGTCAAAGAAAAAGAAAAACAGTCCGAAATTGAATCAGTAGTAACAAAAATTAGTGCTGACTATACAATAGTAAAAGCAAATCTAAAGCGCGTTGAAGAAGAAAAAGAAAAGATTTTAACTTGGAAAGAAGAAAATACCAAGAAGGTTGCTAGATATAAAGAAGAGGCGGATAGACTACCAAAAGCACATATACTTGATGAACAAACTACTTTACATCAAACATTAAAAGGTTTGATGGAAGATTTAGAAACGCTTGTTACAAAAGAAAGCGAAATGAAGTCAACCATTAAGGACACTATTAAAGCTATAAACAAAGCCGAAAAGGAACTAGTTCACCTTGAAGATGAAAAATGCCCATATTGCTTACAACAGTATGCGGATGCGACTAATAAGGTTGATGAATGTAGGGAAACCATAAAAATTAAACAACAGGAAGAAATTGATGGCACTATGCTTTTGGATGTTGTACAGAAAAATATAAAAAAGACGGAAAAAGATATAGAAGCAGTATCAAGTGATATTAAGTATTCAGTAGATCAAATAAAAGAATATGAACGCTTACGCGCAGATTATATTATAAAATTGGAAGAACTGCTTAATGAAGAATGTCCTCATGGTGATAAAACTTCCGTGGGTGATATGATTACTATAATTTCCAATCTGAAAAAGGAATCTGCAGCACTTAAAGAAAAACTTTCAGCAGAAGCAGAGGATTTAGTAGAAATAGATGAAGTGGTAGAAGCACTCTCTAAAGAGTTGGAAAATTGTGAAAATGCTATCGTTATTCCATCATTAAATGAATTATATGAAATCAAAAACAAGATTAAACAATGTAAAGATAAGGTTAAGGAATTAAACGGTGCGGCAAATCCATATCTTGAACCATTAAAAGAATTGGAAGATATTAAACTTGAACCAATTGATATGGATGCTATTAATGAATTGAATAACCTAATAACACACCAAAATTATCTGGTTAAATTACTGACCAAAAAAGATAGTTTTATTAGAAAGACATTATTGAATAAGAACTTGGCATTCTTAAATCAGCGATTGAAGCATTACCTAACTGCATTGGGATTACCACATAAGGTTGAATTTACACACGAAATGACTGCGAACATATCACAGTTTGGTAGGGAACTTGATTTTGGTAACCTATCCAGTGGACAAAAAGCTCGCGTAAACCTTGGTTTGTCGTTCTCATTTAGAGATGTATTACAGAAATCACATGACAGTATTAATGTCTGTATGCTTGATGAAGTATTAGATGTGGGACTTGATTCAGTCGGTGTACAAAATGCAGCAAGGATGTTGAAGCGCAAAGCACGAGATGAAGACTTAGCGCTATACATCATTTCACATAGGGATGAAGTCAGCAACATCTTTGACAGAAAAATGATAGTACAAATGGAAAAGGGATTTAGTTCAGTGAAGGTAGAGAATTAATGGAGGTGATATCTGACTTTACCTTTATGAGCATATCGCTAGTTAGCGATCCCATGGAAGGGATGGAAATAAGAACTTCAATGGAATATGATGATGAAAATATCATAGATAAATATGATAAAGCAATGAAACTATTGGAGACATAGATGAACGAACTAGATATTATAAATTACGCTAAAGTAGTAATAAAGGATGTAATGACCAGCTTTTTATTTGAACCTGCTGATGAAGTAACCTTCGCATATATGAAGAAATCAATCATCAGTAAAATGGTTAATGACATTGACACAGAACTTAATTTCCATGTTGAAGTCGATTTAGAAGATGGCAATCCACGGGTGGTAATGGAACTTTTCAACATTAACGATGAAGAAAGCACAAGGATTATTGCACGATATGCAGATTGTCCTGTATTACCAAAAACTGAACAGATATCCGAAGTTAAAAAGGATGAAACCAGTATTGCATTTGAACGAGCAATGGAAATTGTATAATGAATAAGACAATAGATGTTGAAATTTTAGATTTATCTTCACTTACACCAGATGATAATTTTGTACTTATTCGTGTTGACGTTGGGAAAATGCCACCACAGCGAGTCCATGACTACGTTATAAAGGTCAAGGAACAATTTGAATTGTGTAAAAAATTAGAAAAAAAGAACATCCAATATTCTGTAATTGGGTGTCGATCAGATGGTAGACAAGCCGTTGAAGTATCAATTGAATATAAAGACGATGAGCCTGTTTCTACTACAACAGCATTTGATGAAGCAATGGAGATTGTATGAAATATTGGAAAGATACAGATATTGAACATATTGAATATGAAGAGGGTGGTTGTACATTACCACATAACAAGCCTGCATCTATTGCAACATCAGATACGATGCGCGTAGAAACGGAAATCATTCCAAATACAGCACAAGTACGTAAATACGTGAACTCATATACGTTTGAAATGGATGAAGGTATGTGTGTTGACGTTGAACGTAGAATTTGGCGAGGTAATAGCCCTATGCATCTTGAAGTTATTTTTGTTCCTTTATCAGCATTTGGATACGATAAAGAACCAAATAATCATGATGTGGCATTTGATGATGCAATGAAAATCATATAATCTTAATATATTTTAAGTTATTGATTTAGATAAGAAAAAAATAAGCTAAGGCTTCCTTGCAGACGGCATACTAAATACTACCGTTTATAAGGAAGAGTTAGCTATAATGAAGATATTGGGTATAGACCAAAGTTACAATGCGAGTGGGATAATAGTTCTGGAAGGTGATAATATCCTTCATTCAGAATGTTTTAAATCCAACAAAGATTTTGACCGATTTGGACAAGCATATGAAATTGCTGTTCATATTGGAAATATTGTAGATACTTACAAACCGGATATTGTTGCTATTGAAGGTCTTGCATTTGGGATGCGAGGGAACGTCACCCGTGACTTAGGTGGATTACAATTTGTAATTGTTGCACATTTACAGGAAGTAAAAAAGCAACCAGTGGTGATAATCGCACCATTGACAGTAAAGAAATTTGCAACAGGTAGCGGCAAAGCTACAAAATCGGAAATGATTGAAAGATTACCTACATACGCACTTGATAATTTTTTAAAACTTGGTGTAAAAAAAACTACAGGCCTGGCAGATCTTTGTGATGCATTTAATATATGTAAATGTGCCGAATATCAGAATCAGAACAATTGATAAAATTATGACAAAAAGAAAAACGACAGAAGAATTTATACAAGAAGCGATTAAATTGTATGGTTGTAAATAACAATGACGACTTATACTTACAAATGTACAAATGAAAAGTGTGAGATACATGACATACTGCTTGAAGTTCAGCAAAGTATGCATGATGACCCACTTACAACATGTCCTGATTGTAAACAGGAAACACTAACAAAAGTAATCACTGGTAGTGGAGGTTTCCGCATTGGTGGTCTTGGTGTTCATAAACCCACGGCACACTGGGGCGACTGATGAGTCGCTGGAGGAAAGATATTAAGAAACTTTCTTCCAGTAAAAATCCCCTCTCCTTTTGGAATTGGATACAGGTATTAAACTTTTTTGAAGAACATAAAAACGACCTTGATATTGGAGATTTAGAACTCATAGTTAAAAGGTCAGAAGAAAATAGATTATATGTAAATGAAGAGCATGGTTCAGGGATAGAACAATGCGAAGTAAGACCAGATGTATATCTATATCTGGAACACCTTAAGGAAGAAAAACGTAGAAGTGACACACAAGTCCAAAATTCGGACAATCTTATTGCTTGTCACCAATAAGTCGGCGGAGCCAGCCCAACTTGAAGCGAAAGCTATTGAGGCTAGACTGTCGTTAGATGCTATGCATTAAACGGTAGAAGACAAATACGCTACGGTATTCCAGTCATCCAACGTTATAGCAGTAGTCTGCTAGGGTGCGTGACCCCTTCGTATCCTTGGTTATTTTTTAACCTAAAGAGGAAGGGGGCAGTTTCTCTACAGTTCTTCAAATCTAGTTATATAGATAACCAATCAAGTGATAAAACGCAAGCGACAGCGCGGCGTTTTGTTGCTTGATTTCCGTCGCGCGAAGCGGGGCGGACATCCTGGGAACTCTTGCTTTCCCAAACTTTTTGTGATAAACTTGTCAGATGGATAATAAAAAAAATATACTCGACTTTTGGCCAACTCCCGAATTCACACCACGTGAAAATCAAACCAAAGCTTTAGAATGGCTTGAACAACAAGATGCTAAGTACATCATTCTTGAATTACCTGTTGGTTCAGGTAAATCAATTTTAGGTCTTAATCTATCAAAATACCTTGGCAATGGATTAGGTAGTTCTTTTGTATTAACACCACAACGTATTCTACAAGATCAATATGAAAATGATTTTGAAAAATATGGAAAGAAATTTCTGGCTTCTTTACATGGAAAAGGAAATTACAAATGTAAAGGTAAAGGTACGTCTTGTAACATTGGTACATTAGTTAAACCACGGTGCGAAAATTGTCCTTTTGTAGATGCAAAAAAAGAAGCACAATCTTCATCTAATACAGTACTTAATTACAAGCTTGCGTTAACGTCTTTTACATACACAGAAGTTTTCAAAAAACGTAACTTAATGATCATGGATGAAGCCCATACTTTAGAACGGCATTTGGTTGACTTCGACTCAGTTGATATCACATACGCCAGATGTAAACGATATGACATAAATTTTAAGGTACAAACAAATATTGAATCTGCCGTTCAATGGGTAAAGGAGTCATACCTACCAAAAATAGAAGATACTTTAGGTGAAATGGAAGCCGATTATGAATATCTATATGAGAAGGCAGGTACAGATGTAACACGCACTGAACTCGCCAAATTAAAGGAAATAGATGAATTGGCAGATCACGTAGCTGACGTATTACAAATGACGGTACGTACTACAGATTATTTAAATGAACATTTCGTTTTAGTACATGACAAAACTATGTTTCAGTTTAAACGTCTTCGTGGATCATATTCATTTAAGAAAATCCTTGAACCTATGGCTAATAGGTTTCTATTCATGTCTTCCACTATTTTGAATAAGACGTCGTTCTGTTATGATCTTGGTATTGATCCAGATGAAGCAGCATTTTTATCACTTGAATCAGATTTTCCTGTTGAGAACAGGCCAGTTTATTATATGCCAGTTATGAAAATGAATGCTTCATGGAATAAACCAGAACAAGCTACTGATAGAAAAAACATGATCAAACGTATAATTGAATTATTAGATATTCATAAAAACGAATCTGGTATTTTACATACTGCGAATTATCAAGTGGCAATGTGGCTAGTTAAAGAACTCGCTGGTAATATTGAACAGGTTATCTACCACCATAATCCAGACGATGATGTTAATCGAAAAACTGCCATTTCCGGTTTTGTTGAAAGTAGTTCACCTACTATCCTCATTAGTCCATCGTGCACAGAAGGACTTGATCTTAAAGATGACTTGTCCAGATTTGCTATAATCGTGAAGACACCATTTGGTTATCTTGGTGACCAGTGGATTAAGCGCCGGATGGAAATGTCAAATGAATGGTATCGCCGCAGAGCTATGACTGATATTATTCAGGGTGGTGGTCGTATTGTCCGTTCCGCAGAAGATGAAGGTACAGTTTATATACTGGACGGTAGTTTCGGCTATTTGTACAGTCAATCCATGGGAATGATACCGCAGTGGTGGAAAGATTCTTTCCAAGTCGTGTAAGTTATTGATTTTATTTGTAATCTATTGCTTGACTTTTATAACCTATTGTTATATACTATTTTTAAGTTAATTAATAAAGGAAAGACACTATGTTGAATACGATTGGCAAAATTATACTTTACAGTTTCGTTGGTTATTTGCTTGTGGCGTTATTTGCTCCTTCTATGAGTTTTTGGGATGAACTAAGTTCCATATTCAGTTTCGTATTTTATGATTTTCCTCTGGTGATTGTAGGTAGTTCACTTTTAGAATGGGCAGAGACACTGGGTGAAGGCGCAAGTATAGCAGTTATGTTTTTGACATTTGCCTTAGTTATCATTTATTATGTAACACTGTTTGTTATTATTGTTGTATTTGCAGGTGAACAGAAACCTACAAGTGCAATGTGGAAGAATGAACTTAATTGGGTATTGGGTCTTACTACTAATAAAGATATCATCAAAGCAGAAGTTCAGGCTAATGAGATTGTAAATGCGTTAGAACAACGCAGTAAGCGATAAAAAAGGGGGGCGATTGCCCCCCTTTTTCACCTTATTATCATTAAAATCAATAGACAGGATGTGGTGATTTGGATTCCTGTTCTAGTCTTTCTTTCAAAAAGTCTGCTACTAATTGACGTTCAGCGTAAGACATGGTTAGCAAAATACTTTCATAGGACATCGCCCCTCGCATAAAGTAAGATAAATCAATAACATTTTTGATTATCCGCTTTGCTTCATCTTGTAGTGTTAAAAACATGTGCGTAATATCTTCCGTTGAACCTGATTTTAATGTTACATAAAAAAAGACAATGGATTGATTGGTGCAGTTATTTTTACAACTTTGCCACAATCCTTACACTTCGTTTTATAAACAAAATCTGGACCCCAATCACTTGTTTTTTCAATAGCTTCAGATAGATTACCAATCCAACCAGCTGGAATAGTTTGCAACCATTCTCTTATCATATTTTTATCAACAATATCATCTACAGAACTAATCACACTCATGATAGTATCAATTATACTTTCTGTTTCTTCTTCTGGAGTAAAATCGCCGTTCGGGTCAATATTCTGTAGCATTTTGATTACATCTTTAAAACGTGATGGATGCATTTTAACGGTCTGTCCATTATTAATCTTTGTCGTATAGATGCTTCCAATGGTAGTAGGATCGATACGTTTTGTATTTTTAACAAAATGATTAATATCTATAGAGTATTCATGTGATTTTGCATCTTCACAATCGTGTGTATAGACAATATTAAAAAAATCACCGAATGTTATTTTCCTTAGACATATCATAAGAAAGTCTATATCTTTAGCAAACAATTCTTTGGGTTTTATAATTTGTGGTATGCATCGTTTGAATATCTTTTCTACCGCTTCACCAGAGAATAATAAATCTGGTGTTTTTATTAACACCTCATCATATGCGGTCATTGGTTGAACATGGACTTCGCCATCTATTACATCATCTGCCAATTCACCATTTTTATAAAAAAGCCCACCAGATGGTATTTTGAAAGTTGATCCTGGCATATGAACACGTGCCAATAGGGGATTTACCACTGTTGGCGTTTGAACTATTGTTTCGGCAACTGGAGCTGGTATAGCAGGCCAATCCCAATCTGCAGTCACATTTTGTTCATCTTTAATATTATCCATGTATTTCTCCTATAATGTTATATTTCTATATTTATCAATAATATCATTGTATTTATTACTTGTTTTTGCATAGTACTCATAAGATAAATATAGGAATAGTTTGCATATATTTAGGTTATCATAATGGCATTGACACCAGAACAAAATGAAATTCTTCAAGCATTAGCAGCAGCAGTCAAAGCATCGGCCGGCGGCGGATTGGGCGCTGGCGTCCGTGAACCCGTCGCCGGTGGACGCAGAGGTAGATCTACTGAAGAACGCGAAGCAGAAGCAGAAAAGAAAAGATTTGAATCAGGACTTAAGGATTTAAGTAAAGCAGATAAAGCCATAAGAAATCTCAATAAGTCTTTTGATGATATGAAAGGCTCGTTCAGATATGCCAAAGATCTTAAAACTCTTCCAGCTAACTTACGTAAAAGCATGGAAGAATCAAATATACAAGCCGTTCAGAAGATGGCTGCCACGGTTAATAGTTTGGAAGATGTATTTAAGATTGAAGATCAGCTTGCTGCCAATCAAAGATTAATCAATACCCTTAACAAGTATAAAGATAAGACAGTAGCCACAGGCGAACAATTTGATGAAATCGCTGAAGCTGCTAAAGAAGCAGGTGTTCCAATAAGCAGATTAATTGATCCAACGACAAAGACTGTTAAAAATTTCAGTAACCTACAAGAAGAAACAGATGCGCTTGCGGACGCCATGGATGATGCGGCCAGAAAAACTACACGAATGACGAGGGCTGTTGCTGCCGCTACTGAAGCATATAACAAACACAAACAAGCATTAAAAGATTCTTTTAATGCTTTCGTTGAAGAAAACCGAATTATGCGCGAACGCGCAGCCAATGATTCTAAGTACTCTGATGCTTTGATTGGTTTGGGTATATCAATGAAAGATTGGACAAATATCCTTGCTGATAATCGTGCAACACAACAAGCGATGGCTACCGGTGGCAGAGATTTTACAGCGGAAATTAAATCTGGTGCTACGCAGATGCGCAAGTTTAGTTACGATAATGTTCAGGCAGCCAAAACAACTGCACAGATGATGAAAGGCATCTCTGGATTTGGTGTAAGTCAAAAAAATCTTGGTGGTGCGCTTGATGAACAAATAAAAATGTATAAAGAAAACTTTAGAGTTTTCGATATGACCGCTGAAGCATTTGCACAATATACTGAACAGTTGGTAGCAGATGCAGATATCCGTACAAATCTTACCTTAATGGCAGAAAAAGAACGAAAATCGTTCATTCTTAGTATACAGGCCCGCGAATCTGAACGATTGGAAATGGGTTATACTATGGAACAGGCACGTGAATTAACGAAAACTTTTGCTAAATTGGCAGGCGAAACACCCAAAGAAAGAATGAAAAAAGCAGCTAAGCAACGTGCAATGATGGGCGCGCTTGGGATGAGTGCGGAAGGTGCAGAATTGCAGCAATTGATGATGAACATTAATACGATGCAAGGTAAGGAACGCGCTGATGCCCTAAAAAGAATTGAAGAAATTCAACGTGGTGCTGCTAATCAATTAGCAGAAAGAAAACGCGAAGGGCTTGCTGCTGAAATGTTCTTTAGTCAAATAGCAGAAAAGACAGGATTTGCAGATACTGCTAAAAACCTTGAAACGCTTACTATGACAGGTAAGGTGCGCGACAAAGCCGCAGCAACCCGCGATATGGCAGACCGTGAAGTTCCTTATCTAATCAGTTCTGGTCTTGATCTTCTAGGTTACATAAACGCATTCCAAGCAACATCTATCGGTTTATTGGGTGGCATATTGATTGCACTCACTAAAGGTAAGTTATTGACTACGATGGGAAATGCCCTTAAAAATCTTAGAGCAGATTTTGGTAAAAGTTTTGGTGGACCAAAAGGTGGCATTGGTGCAAAAGCAGGTGGTATGACAGGCAAAATCGTTGGCAAAATAGCAGCACCAATTGCAGGATTAGTTGCAGGATGGTCAAAATATGAAGAAGTAAAAGAAAAGGCAGAATTAACTGCAAGACAAAAGGTGGTTCAAGTAGGTGCTACTGGTGTTGGTGGCATGGGTGGCGCAATGGGTGGCGCAATGGCAGGGGCTGCAATAGGCTCAGTAGTTCCGGTAGTTGGAACTTTATTAGGTGGACTTATTGGCGGCGCACTTGGCGCGTGGGGTGGGTCAGAAGTTGGTGAAATTGTTGGTGAAGGCGTTAGTGGTCTTATGGATTCCCCGGAAGCACAAGCCGCTGTAGGTAAAAAGGTAGCTAAAGCAGCAGAAGAAACACCAGCAGCAAATTATCAGACTGAAGCAGCGCGTGCTATGTCCGAAGGTAGAGCACCAGAAATGACACCAGCAGAATGGCAAAATCAATTAATCACAACATTACGAGAACTTCAATCTTACCTGAAAGTTGTCAATGAACAAAATATGGAACTAGCAAGAGTCGGCGGCAAACAAGCTAATGCTGTTATTGAAGGTATTCGTTTTAATTCGTTTAAAGGTGCAACAACTGCATAAAAAGACATACCGCATTGTTTACTGAAAAATGGCACTGATAAATATATCTAAAGCATTACAATTATACATTAAAAGAACTTACTTATGACAGCAAAATGGACAGGATATTTTAAGGTTGTAACCCCACAACAGTCAACCACGAAAATGACAGACAGCCAAGAAATGGCTGATGCTGGCGCATATAATAATTATACTTGGTATCAACGTTTAATTCAAGGCTCTGCTTCTCGTATGACACGTTATCGTGAATATGATTTAATGGATAATGATATTGAAGTTGCGCGAGCGCTCGATACAATCGCAGAAGAAATGACAGGAAATAATCCTAAAACAAAAGAACCATTAAAGCTTGATATCTTAACAGAAGACGAAGACAATGTTGAAAGTGTTGCAGTCTTAACCTTAAAGGCGGCGCTTCGACGTTGGGCACAGATGCATAAGTTTCCAAATCGCCTTTATGGTATCGCCCGTTTAACTATTAAATATGGTGATGTATTTTTTCGTAAAGGCAAAAAATTAAGTGATAAATGGGAATTTATACATCCAAAAAATGTTCTTGCTGCTGTAGTTGACCAGAATGATGCAACAAAAGTTATGGCATGGCAAATTAAAAAAGATATTGAAAAACCAAGAACAGGTGGTTATTCAATGCCTATTGGTGCAAAACAAGACTCTGCACACGAAAGCGAAATTATAGATGCGAATGAGATTATTCGTTTCTCTTTAAATGATGATATGGCAGATACACAGCCATTTGGTGAATCTGTTCTTCGCCCAGTTTATCGTTCACATAAACAAAAAGAACTGTTAGAAGATGCGGTTATCATTTATCGTGTACAGCGTGCACCAGAACGCCGCGTATTTTATATTGATGTTGGTAAGATGCCTCCACAACGTGTAAAACAATATTTGGAAGGTATTAAGAACGAAATCAAACAAAAGAAAATTCCAACTATGAATGGTGGTCAAAATGAAGTTGACTCCGTTTATAATCCACATTCAATGAACGAAGACTTCTTCTTCGCATCGCGTCCAGATGGTCGCGGTTCCCGTGTTGAAACATTACCAGGTGGTCAAGGTCTTGGTGAATTATCAGATCTCGAATACTTTCAACGTAAAGTATGGCGTGGTTTGAAAGTTCCTGTTTCTTATATGATTGAACAACAGGAAGGTGGACAGATTTGGAATGATGGTAAAGTAGGCATTGCTTATATTCAAGAATTGCGTTTCTCCTTATATGTTGAAAGATTACAAGGTTATATTGAAGAAGTATTAGACGAAGAATTTAAATCATTTTTACGTAAGACGAATATTCGTATTGATGAATCAATGTATCGTATTATGCTTCCAGAGCCTTCTAATTTTGGCAAGTACCGTCAACTTGAATTGGATAGTCAGTTACTCAGCGCATATACAACACCAGATGGTATTGGTTATATGTCTAAACGCTATGCAATGAAACGCTACTTGCAGATGTCAGATGAAGAAATCGTTACTAATGAACGTCTTAAACGCGAAGAATTGGGTCTTGATCCAGATGGTGATGATCCTAAAGACCTTCAACAAATTTATGGTGCTGCTGAAGAAGGTGCCCTCGGCGGCGGTGGTGCCCTTGGCGGCGGATTTGGCGGCGCAGAACTAGGTATGGGTGGCGCAGCTGCCCCAGAAGGTGGGATTGGTGCCGAAGCACCAGCCGGCGGAGAAGCGCCTCCAGCGTAAAAGTTTACATAAATATAATAGATCTTATAAATAAAAGGAGATAGTAATGTCAGATAAAGAAGCACTTAATAAAATGCTTGACAACTTAATTAATAATAAGGGTGAACAGGCAGAAGTTCATTTTCATGATTATTTACAAGGCAAGATGCAAGAAGTAATTCATGGTGATGAAGAAATAGTCGAAGAACCCGCCACTACAAACGACGAGGATTAAAAGAATGGCTAGGGGTGATAAAAAGGAATTAACAGCAACGGAAATAAAGAAACGGGCTATCCACAAGATGCTTGAATCTTTAATTACTGGTGATTCAGAAGAAGCTGGTAAGCAACTTCATGAATACCTGCAAATGAAAACGCGCGAATTGATTGTTGGTGAAACTTCTGATGAAGAAGCGGTAGAAGAACAATCTAAAGAAGCAGCATTTGCCAATTCCGGTTCAGTCATGGATGATAATGTCAAAGGTGATGTTAAATTTGAAAATGGCGGTAAGAAAACTCTTAAGAAGCATGGTAATGCTCCTAAAGAACTTGATGATGATAAAGTCGATAAGACTAAATTTAAGTCAGGTGGTAAACAGCCAGCTAAGGTTCTTGAGCCAACACCTAAACCTGAAAAGTTTGATGATGGTCGTAATAAAGATTTAGGTACAACCAAATCTTAATTAAAAGGAATTAGTTATGAGACTTGAAGAACTATTCGAAAAAGCTAAACCATCAGAAGGACTTACCAAAGAAGAAAAAGGCAAAATCGTTAAAAAAGCAAAAGCCGGTGAAGATATTGGTAAGAAAGGCAAAGGTTTTGAAAAAGTAAAAGCAGCTGCCAAGAAAGGGGGCGCAAAAGATCCAGAAGCTGTAGCAGCCGCGCAAATGTGGAAGCAGGAAGCAGCCAAAAAAGGCTAAGGAAAGACTATGAATAACCAATTACTATTTGAAGAATTATCGCCATCACAAGCTGGCTTGATTAAAGAATCATCCCCTGATGGTCAGAATACATGGCTTAATGGTATTTTTATGCAAGGTGGTGTAAAGAACCGCAATGGTCGTCTTTATCCTATGAATGAAATCCAAGCAGCAGTAACTTCTGCGCAGCAACGGATTAAGGAATCAAATGGTATTTTTGGTGAACTTGATCATCCACAAACATTGACAATTAACCTCGACAGAATTTCACATGTTATTACTGAATTAAAAGTTGAAGGCAATAATGCAGTTGGTAAGGCAAAATTACTCAATACCCCTATGGGTAATATTGCTAAGGAACTTGCTAATTCTGGTGTTGCACTAGGTGTATCCTCGCGCGGTGCAGGACAGGTTAACGAAAGTGGTGGTGTGCAAGGATTTAATTTTGTTACTGTCGATATTGTTGCACAACCTTCCGCGCCCAATGCGTACCCAAATACGGTGATTGAATCATTAGATATGGCCAAGAATGGTCACAACATCCTTGAACTTTCGGAAGCGGTAAGACATGATCCAGCTGCACAAAGATATTTCAAAAAAGAAATTGAAAAGTGGATAAACACAGGATTATTTGCTAAACGCAAATAAAAATTTAAAAAAGTTCAAATAATCTACATTTTTTAATATACTTTAAGTATATGAAAATACTAAGGATTTTGTCTTACACAAGACAAAATCCTTTTTTTGTGATGCACTTAATAAATATTTAACATAGAAAAATAAGTAACTATTTGAATTACAAAATAGTTTTAATTTTTAGGAGAAAAAACAATGGAAGAACTGCTGCAAAAACTATTGGAAGCAGAAGTGCTATCTGAGGATACTAAAAAAGAATTAGAAGGTGCTTTCCAAAAGAAATTGGACGAAGCGATTACTGCTGCCAAAGATGATGCCGCAGCAGATGTTCGCGCTGAACTTACTGAACAGTGGGTTACGGAACGCGATCAGCTTGTAGAAGCTGTCGATACCAAGGTTACAGAATTCCTTGCGAAGGAAGTCGAAGAACTTAAAGAAGACATTGAGCGTTTTCGCGATCTTGAAGCTGAATATGCTGAAAAGTTGGTTGAATCTAAAGCTGCTATGTCTGATGAGTTAAAAGATGATTTGATGGAACTCGTAGAAAAAGTTGATGCATTCTTGGAAATCCGCCTTAGTGCTGAAATCGAAGAATTGCGCGAAGATCTTGAAAATGTTCGTAAGAATGATTTTGGTCGTCGTGTATTTGAAGCATTTGCTGAAGAATTTACAATTAATTATGCTGATGAAGATTCAGCAGAAAATACATTGCGTGAAACAACTGAACGTCTTAAAGACGTTGAAGAAGCACTTCAAGAATCTGAAACTAAGCGTCAGGAAATTGAACGTACTATTGCAATGGAAACAGTTTTATCACCTCTTGCTGGTCGCCAGCGTGAAGTGATGGAAGCAATCCTCCGAAATGTTGACACGGAACATTTGGAAGAAGGCTATAAGACCTTTATTGGTCGCGTAATCCGTGAAACAGATAGCTCAGAGAAGGAAGATTCAGTACTAGCTGAGAGTGATGATAATGATGACGATGATGACAAGGACGACAAAGATTCTAAGAAGAAGTCTAAGAAATGTAAAGATAAAGACGACGACAAGGAAGAAAAAGTCGAAGAAGGTCGTAAAGTCACTGGCGATACCGAAGAAATGGTAATGGAAACAGCTGATCCTGCAAACGCAGCGCGGCTTGCATATTTTCGTAAACTCGCAGGCATTGAATAATCTAACTTACTTCTAGGAGAAAACAAAAATGAATGAATTATTCGAAAATTGGTCAGAAACGAAAGCAGCATTGCTTGAAGGTCTTTCCGCACAAAAACAAAAGGTTGTAGCACCTTTGCTGGAAAATCAGAAAGATCATTTGATCGCTGAATCCGCCGCAGCAGGTTCTACACAAGCACATGACATCGCTGGATTTCGTAAAATCTTAATTCCAATGATTCGTCGTATTATTCCAGGCACAATTGCTACTGAGCTTGTTGGTGTTCAGCCAATGACTGGTCCGGTTGGTCTTGTTTACACTTTGCGTTATCGTTACGCAGAAGCTGTAACTGCTACTTCACATGCTAACCCATTTGGCTTTACTGGTGCAATTAGTGTTGATGATGAAGTATTCGGTAACAGTTCACCAATCCGTCAGTGGTACTCTGGTGCTGCTGGTGATGGTACTGCTTCACCTAACACACTTCCAACAAATCAAATCCCAGGTGCTGGTGCAATTGATAACTCATATTCAATGGGTTCTGGTTCACCTGCAACAGGCGCACCAGGAATTGATGCAGCATCTGCAAATGGTATGGCATGGCCTTCAAGCCTTGGCGCGTCTGCAGGTAACACTGGTTATGTTGATGGCCTTGGTCAGACAGTGGCTGGTTCAGTTTGGGGTGGTTCTGGTAGCTACATCGAAGGTTCTGGTGGTCGTAAGATGACTATGGACGTTGTTAGTCAGTCTGTTGAAGCTGGTAGCCGTAAGTTACAAGCTGGCTGGACTATTGAAGCTATGCAGGATCTTAATGCACAACATGGTCTTGATCTTGAATCTGAAATGACACAGGCATTGTCTGCTGAAATCGTTCAGGAAATCGACCAAGAAATCATCACTGATCTTCTTGCCCTTGCTGGCACAGTTGATACATTTGATGGTTCTGCTGCGGGTGCCTATGGTACTGGCGGTAATTATACACCTGCTTATGTTGGTGATCGTCTTGCTAACCTTGGGGTTGTTATCAATCGCGTAGCAAACGAAATCGCACGTAAGACACGTCGTGGTGCTGGTAACTTCATCGTTGTTTCACCATTGATTGTTTCTGTTCTTCAGTCTGCTGCTAAGTCTGTCTTTGCACCTGCTGTTGATGGTTCATTCAAGGGCCCAAACAACACAATGTTGGTTGGTACGCTTAACGGCACAATCAAGGTTTATAGCTATCTTTGGAACCAAGCTGGTTCTGGTATTGACATGGGCGGCGTCGCTTCCCCTAGCAATGCTGACGATACTATTCTCGTTGGTTATAAAGGTGGTAATGGAGAAACTGATACCGGTTACTTCTATTGCCCATACATTCCATTGATGTCTTCTGGTGTTGTTGTTAACCCAACAACGTTCCAACCAGTTGTTAGTTTGATGACTCGCTACGGCAAGTCCGTCTTCACTAACACGCAAACATCTTTGGGTAACAGTGCTGATTACTACGGTAAGATCACGGTTGCAAACCTTGACCTTGCTTAATTAGCAAACTAGTTACATGGATGTAACAGAAAAGCCCTCTTCGGAGGGCTTTTTTATTGGACATAAATAATAGAAATTAAGATAACATAACGTTCACAAATATAAATAATAATGACAATTAAAAAACAATAGATGGATTTTTGCAATGCGAACCAATCTTACCTTTAAGGAATATCTTGAATCGAAAGAAAAGCTAAGAGAAGCTATTAAAGTTACTCCTAAACAAACGGTGGAATACACAGTTTATAAGTATTGTAAACTTGTCGTCGGCGAATCGAAAGATGAAAAAGAACAAGTAAATTTAAAACCAAATCAAAAAATTATTGTAGAATGGCTCTATAATGATATTGATAATCCCACCCCCTTAAATATTACCTTTGAAGGCGTTTGTCCTGATATAGATTCCCTTGAATATAATAGTTATTGGCAGCCACAAAAACTACAAAAATGGCTATTAAAAAATACCCGCGAAGAAAGATCTTAATTTTTAACACTTAATACATAAATATAAGAAAGCCATACACGGGGATTGAACATGATTACTTTTAGAGAATTTTTACTTAAGGAAGCCACTGGTGTAACAGATTATAATCCACCAAGTCAAGGCGGAACACGCTCTGAACTTTTGGCAAAATTTGCTAAATCAAAAGATCCCAAAGATGCAGAACTCGCTAGAAAATCTGGCGCTACCCAAGAAGAACTTAAAAAAGCATCCAAATAACATCAACAAATCCCATTCCCACCTGCCAATAGTATAAATACTTTGTAGCATACTACAGGAGTGTTATATGTCCGTATTCGATTCTATTGGTGATTCTGCAAACAGTCTAAGAACAGAAGGCCAAGAAATAAAATTAGCTTTTAAGCAAGGCGTTCCAGCAACTGGTCAAGGTACTATTGAGTGGAATATACCAATTCCCGCCCATGGCTGTGCCTCCGGTGAAACGGGCGTATATGCTGGCATTGTGCTTCTTCTTAGCACTGAACCATTAGATGTTTCAAATATTCCACAAGATGGAACAGTATATGTTGGTGATCCAACAGCAGATTTTGATTTAAGTACAGCAGATCGAATTGGAAATGCAATTGTTGTTGGAGCAATATATGAATGTGAAGAAAAGAATCGTGGCGAAGATTTAACAACTTCTTTAGTTATTAACGATTTACGGCCAGGCGTTTCGTATTATGTTGGTGGTTATGCTACAGATTGTCAATATCGCTATCATTCAGATGGCATTCGAGCATATTCAGATTTTTATGGTGAAAAGGATGGAACAAGCATTCCATCCGCCCAAGTAGTTAATCTTGGCGTTGCTCAGGCCGGCGTTTTACCAACAGATGGAACCGGTCTTATTCCTGGTGTTGATTATGAATTCGACTTAATTGTAGATAATTCGTTCCCTACAGGGTATGATTATACTACCATACAAATTACTGTTGCTGGTATTAATGCTGGTACTTATCAGGATTTATTAGATTCTATTAATACACGAATAAAATTATACGATAATCCTCCACAATCACCAATACCTCCACATACAAATGATTTTTATTGGAATGCAACGGAAGAACAGCTTTATCAATATGATGGCGCAGCATATAATGCAATAGAAACCATGAATGAACCTACCGATCCTGCTAATATAGCGATGGGTACATATTGGTATGATACAACAAATAAAATTTTAAATCGTAATAATATTCCAAATCCAACAGGTTGGAATATTATTAATCATCTTGAAAGCGAATCAGATCCTGCTAATCCTGCATGTACATTATATTGGTATGATAATATTGTTGCACGTAAATGGGATGGTTCCACCTGGTGTGATCAAACAACAGCATTTTCATTAACTGATCCAAGTGTTTGTCCAACCGTCGAATGCGGGACATATTGGTATGATGAAAACACATCAGCATTATTTGGTTGGGATGATATAAACGAAAGATGGCAAGAAAGAACTGCTATATATTGGCCGCAGGCTCCAGATCAATTATCGGATGGAACATATTGGTTCGATGATACAAACAATAACCTGTTCCGCCGATCCGCATCTACATGGGTAGATATTACCATTACATCAAAAGTTCAAGAAACTGAACCTACGACAGCGGCTAATGGTTTGGTATGGTATAAGCCTTCCACAGAAGAATTAAAAGTATATTCTACTGGTTCACCAATTGGATGGATTAATACTGATGTATTGGTGTGGAATGAAGATCCAACAAATACTACATCATGTGACTTATGGTGGAATTCAACTAATGATGAATTAAGAACATGGGATATTGTTAATAATGAATGGGATCTAGTTGTTAGATTTGTTATTTCAACATTAGATCCTACACAACCATCACCATTGGCAGTTGATACACTTTGGTATGAACCTACTGCTGCAACGTTAAAACGTTGGGATGGTGGCGATTGGGTTGATGTAGAACATGTAGAAAAAATTACAGATCCGACACAAATCAGTGTTGGTGAAGCATGGTATAATCCAGTAGCAGATGAATGGAAAATTTGGAATACACCAACAGCAGGCTGGAATGATATAAATCCAATTGATTCGGATGTTGATCCTAATAGTATTCCAAACGGAACTTATTGGTTTGACACAACTAATGTTGCATTATATGTTCGTAATGGTGTTGTTTGGTCTTCAGTAACATTTTCTACTGTTCCATTTGTTCCTGCAAGAAATAGTTTATGGTATGATACTTTAAATAAAATATTAAAAGAATGGAATGGTACTACATGGGTTACATCTACACCTATAGCTGTTGCCTATTTTAATTCATCTGGTGGTATAACTTTTGAAACTATACAAAAAGGTAGTGATACTGCGATATTAATTCCAGCACCACCAGGTTCTTCTTCGGAACCATCTATTGTTGGCACTGGTTTTGCTGACTTTACAGAATTTGACATTAATCCTGTAACTGGATATACATATGAACGTGGCACCATCGGAAGAGTTTATCCAGCAAGATATATCAATGATAACGATTTCTTATGGAGTAGTTTGTCGCCTGCTCCAGGAAAACTTGCAATACCAGATGCGGGCAATGATGGCAAGTCTGGACTTCCTTCATATGCTGAACTTGGCGTTGGCGATGATGGAACACCAGATGAACGTCGTGAATTAATGGACAGTATTCGTGCACAGCTTGGTTATCCTGTTGTTGATGTTGAATTAACAAATTATCAATTAGATACTGCTATTCAAGGCGCACTTGAATCATTTAGAAAGCGTGCAGGTTCAGCGTATCGTAGAGGATTCTATTTCTTAGACATAGAACCAGGAAAACAACAGTACTTAATGACAAATAAGGTAATGGGATATAATAAAATTGTTTCTATTACAGCAGCATATCGTTTTACGTCTGCGTTTTTATCATCAGCGCATGGTTCTGGTGTTTATGGTCAAGTAGTATTACAGCACTTATATAACATGGGCACATTTGATTTAACAAGTTTTCATTTAGTATCACAATACATTGAACAACTTGAACATTTATTTTCAACAAGATTGGGACATACGTTCCATGAACATAATCGTGTTCTTACATTTTTTAATTCATTTACACGAAATGAGCGTGTTTTATTAGACTGTATGATCGAAAGAACAGAACAAGATTTACTTAAAGATCGTTTTATCAAAACATGGATTGAACGTTATGCATTATCAGAAGCAATGATGATGCTTTCACATATTCGTGGTAAATTTGCTTCATTGCCAGGCGCGGGAGGCGGCATATCATTAAATGCAGGCGAATTAATTGCAACTGCACAATCTTATCGTGAAGAATTATTAAATCAGATCGATGAATTTATTGTTGACACACCAGAAGACGTGGGTCAATATTCAACATTTATTTTAGGTTAAGGAGAAAACCATGTCAAAATATTTGGACAAAGTTATAGAAGAAATGGGGGACTATGGTGACATGGGACATCCTACAGGAGAAACATCCATGGGAATGGGCAGTGCATCATCAATGGGTATCATGGGCGGTTGTAATGGTGGACAAAAGAAAATCAAAGCATATAAGTTGCGCGATCTTCTTCAACAAAGAACTCGTGCAGAAGAAGAAGAAGATTTGAGTGACATTGATAATGAAGAAAATGGTATGGATGATGAAGCCAATAGCAATGACATAGAAGAATTGAAACAATTCTTTATGGATAATCCAGAACCTGCCGATGAAGAAATTGCTGCATATGCAGAAGAGCACGGCATGGATTTAGAAGAAATGCGTCTTGCCGTTTATGAATTAATTCAATCATTGTTGGGTGATGAAGAACAACCAGACGATGAAATGGACATGGATATGGACATGGACAGGGACTTTGATGAAACGGGCATGGATACCGAAGAGAAATTTTAATGGCTTGTAATGATTACGCCGATACTTCCTGTAGTGGAACAGTTGGTCCAGATTACGAACTGAACCCAGATGGTACAATTAAAACTGATACCTCTGGACAGCCGTGCGTATCAACTCCAAATGGAAGAAGACTTCAACCAAATCAAACTAATGATTTTAGATGTAGACCATTTCAATTAGAACTTGGTAACGCTAATCAATATGTTGATCGTGTGGTTAACGAAGCGTTGAATATTGGTGGTGCAACATTAAATGTTTACAAATTATTAGGTGTACATGAACAAGGAAAACTTGTAGATTGTACAGGAAGAGGGGAGGCAGTATCAAATGGTGACTTACCAAATTTTCCAGCAGCGAATGCATTCGATATGTATGTTACAGAATGGCGTTCCATTCAGCGTGGTAGTGGTGTCCTTGCTTCTGCTTACATTGGTTACGATTTTGGCAACATCAAAACAAACGATGACTCTCGTCGTGCTTATGGGATTGATACAAGCATTTATAAGCATGTTACAACAATTGCAATTAAACAAAGTTCTCAACAGTCAAGGCGTGTAACAAGAGCAAGAATCGAACGTTCAAACGATGGTATAAAATGGTATGGTGTTAGTGTTGTATTATTACCAGATGATGATTGTTTGAACACCGTTCAATTTAAACATTCTGTTCCATCGCGCTATTGGAGAATACGCCCATTAGATTTTAATGGCCTCGCCGATAATAATGTTTGGGCAATTCCTGCAATTCAAATGTTTCATAACTATGAAGCTACTGATGAATATAATATTCAAGATAAAGTTTTGCTTGAAAATAGAGATCGTGGTTATGCAACAGATGAAATTCCAATAAAAGGATATTATGATTTAACGGATAACCTAAGTGAACTTACTGCTTTTGGGTTAGAAATTCCATCTATGACGATATATATAACTGTTAGTTTTTCAGCATGTGTTGCTGCCCTTGGCCGTCCACTTGTCGTGGGTGATATTATGGAAATTCCAAGCGAAGCACAATATTCAGCTGAGATGAAAAGAATTTTAAAATGGATGGAAGTTACAGATATATCTTGGGCAACGGAAGGTTATACACCAGGATGGCAGCCAACGCTGCTTCGTATCGTAGCACAACCTGCGTTTGTTTCACAAGAAACTCAAGACATATTTGGTGATCTTGGTGAAACATTACCAGATGGTATTGGCACAGTTTCTGGTGAAGATGGACAAGATCCTGTATATCAAGACTATTTTGATGTTAGTCAAACGATTGAAGCAGAAGCCCGAGATGCTGTTCCAGAACGCGGTGCAGAAGGTTCAAGTACTATTAGGGCATGGGAAAAATCGGAAGTTGAAGCCGCCGCCGATCAAGGTGTACCAAATCTTCAAAAGATTGGATTATATCCAAACGGTTTATATGTTGAAGATGCAATGCCACCAAACAATGCACCATTTACAGAAGGCGATGAATATCCTGAGAATCCAACACATGGTGATTATCATAGGTTGACATATTCTGGGCTGGCGGAAGATATTCCTGCAAGATTGTTCCGATATTCTACATCAAAAGGACGTTGGATATATTTGGAAACAGATTTGCGTGATTTATATAATCCTGCTAAGCCAACATTAAAAGAATTTATAATAAGCCCGAATGCTGTTCCAAATAGTGAAATTACTAGAAATAGGGAAACTATAGATGACGATTGTGAGGAATCTTAATGGCTACGTCAGTATTAGAGAATTATCATTACAACGCGCAATTACGTAAATATATTGTACAATTTGCGGCAATCTTTGCAGGTATACAAGTAGAAGTAGGAAAGCGCGATAATGTGGAACCACATTTAATTCATGTGCCTATTAAGAATGCAAGCATGGATCGTGTTGTTGGGCATATAAAAAGCGAGAATACACAAAATAAGCCAATTAGATTACCAATTATGTCATTTCAATTGGTAAATGTAGATCAGGCACCAGAATTACGAAAAGGTGTTGGCGCAAAGCGCAGAAGCTCACACATGCCTACTGGTGGCATGTTCCCTGATGATATTACAGTAGTAGAACAACGTCAACCTATTCCATACCGGGCAGTTTTTGAATTGGCTATATGGGCAAGCAATCAAGATCAACATTACCAGATTATGGAACAAATATTTACACTTTTTGATCCAATTTTACAGATTCAAATATCTGATGATATTTTTGATTGGACTAAACTTACATCAGTAGAATTAACCGATATCCGATTTGATGAAACGCTTCCAATGGGAAGTGAACGAAGAATTATTCAAAGTAGACTAGGTTTCACAGTACCTATATATTTGTCAATTCCGTCGAAAGTTCATAATAAATATGTTAAAGATATTTATCTTAGAATTGGGGCGGTTGGAACCGATGTTGAATCTTCATATGACATTATAGCTGATCTTGATTCTCAAGGGGAAACCTATGAAAAGGTATTTTCCCTTGATGATATAGATATAACCGAAAATTAACCAGTTTTGGTGTTTTTTGGGTACGTCTTTATAAATAGTATTAGCCACGTAATGTTAGTGGAAGAAATAATGTTTAGTTAAGGAGAACCCGATATGGCAACTTTGGTAAGTCCAGGAGTAAGCGTAACAGTAACAGATGAAAGCTTTTTCATCCCTGTATCCGCACCTACAGTTCCTTTGTTTTTTATTGCGACTGCCGATGAAAAACTACGACCAGATGGCGTGACGCCAGCGGAAGGTACGTATGAATATAATGTCGTTCGCACTGTTACATCTTTGAATCAAAGTACCCAATTATATGGTGTTCCTAGATTCCTTGAAGATCCTGCAACAGGTGCTGCACATCATGGTGATGCACGAAATGAATATGGATTATTTGCAGTAAATCAATTTTTAGGCATAGGCAATCGTGCTTATGTTGTTCGTACAAATGTTAACTTAAATGATGAACTTTCTGATATTCGCACCATGTGGGATGCGAAAATGCTTGAATCTAAAGTAGTCCTTGAAAACTTGATCCAGGATTTTATGAATGAAAAGGATGCAATCGCAGGCGATCTTCCCGGTACGACAACGACTGTAACCGCTTCCGAATTACAAGATCTTACAAGAACAGCGACAGAAGATTTATTTGACTCTTATTCTTTTAGTAATGTAGATACAGATTTCTTTGGTTCGGTTGGATCTGCTTCTGGTCTTAATGTATATGCAAGCGGATATGATATGCCAGCTACTGACACATATGATGGTTACGACTATATATCGGGCAACTTAAGTTCATATTCATATCCTGGTGGTGCTACAATAGCAGGCGAATTTACTCCGCAAGAAGGTGGTGATTTCTTAATTGCTACTGCCGATGATATGAAATTTACAGTTGAATTTTTAAATCAAACAAGCCTTGGTGCTAACGACGCAGCTCGTCGTGTTGCTATTGCAACAGCTTTCCAAGCATCAATTAATAGTAACACAGATATTCGTTCTGAAAATTTTGACTATAACTTAATTCTTTGCCCAGGTTGGCCTGAAGTTGCTGATGAACTTCTAACGCTTGTTGCAGATATGCAGGATGAAGCATTAGTTATCTCAGATACACCAATGAATTTAAATCCAGATGGAATCACCAACCCAAGTACTGGTTGGGCTGCATCAACAGATCGTCAACGTTCTACGCATATTGCGTATTATTATCCATCTGCGCTTGCTTCAAATCTTGATGGTAAGAATGTAGTAGTTGCAGCATCCGGTGTTGCGCTTCGCACATACACTTATAGTGATAATGTATCGTTCTTGTGGTTTGCACCCGCTGGTATTCGTCGTGGTCTTATTACAGGCATAACTAATCTTGGATATGTTTCAGGCGAGCTTGGCACACCAACAACATTTGTTCCAGTGGCTTTGAATCTTGGTCAACGTGATGCGATGTATCAATATGCTGCATCTGGAGACATTAACCCATTGGTATTCTTCCCGGGTAATGGTTTCCTTGTTTGGGGTCAGAAGACATCTGCACCAGCAGCAAGTGCACTGGATCGTGTTAATGTTTCACGACTTATTAAATATATTAAACGTCAGTTACGTAGAAATACTTTAAGCTTCGTATTCGAACCAAACGATCAATTAACCCGCGATAACTTGAAAGCTGTTATAGATGGTTTCCTTGGAGATTTAATTGTCAAGCGCGGGTTGTATGACTTTGCTACTGTCTGTGATGAAAGTAACAATACACCGGATAGAATTGATAGAAATGAAATGTATGTTGATATTGCTTTGAAACCTGTTAAGGCAGCTGAATTCATTTACATTCCAATTCGCATAGTCGCAACTGGTGCGGAAATTTAATATAATTAAAAACTTTATGTAAATACGTAAAGAACACATAGAGAAGGGAAAATAAAATGGCAACAATTAATGATCAAGGTATCCCTGGAGTAGGAACGGGTATCCTCCATCCAAAACAGAAGAACCGTTGGAGAATAAGATTCGCCAATCTTGGTGGTGGTGCCGATGCACAACCACTTATGTTACAGGCGGTAACTGTTACTCGACCAGTGTTATCCTTTGAAGAAGTTCAATTGGATCGTTATAATTCCCGTGCTTGGGTCGCTGGTAAATATACATTTGAGCCTATAACGCTTAGTTTCGAAGATGACGTTTCTGGGTCCGCAACGCGGGTTATTCAGGAACAGTTACAGAAACAACAATGGTTAATCGGTGCAGAAGGACAGTGGCTCGCTGCAGCCGGCGAAGGTTCACTTTACAAATTCGTCACATATCTCGATATGTTAGATGGTAATGATCAACCGATAGAAGTATGGACGGTAGAAGGTTGCTGGTTCCAACAAGTAGATTATACTGACTTGGATTATGCCGCATCTGATGTAGTCTTAATAACTACTACAATTCGTTATGATCATGCACGTCAGACTGTTGGTGGTTACACACAAGGTAATGGTGTAGCAACTGGTGGTGCTGGTACGATAGGCTAATATCATAAGATATCATGGACGATAATTTCACAGGGATGTGATTATATTTGGGGGACAGAAATGTCCCCCTTTTTTGTCCGCCCATCCATATAAATATACAATATAGTAGGAGTTTTATATGGCACAAGATCCAAGAAGATTCACAGTTAAACATTGTGGCGCAGCACAAAATACGAAGGCCGCCGATGATACGAAAAGGAAAGATTTTTTCGATGGGCTTGGCAAAATCGGCGATATTGAAGTATTAAATAGATTTGGCGGCGGCAAAATTACCGCAGGTCTTCGTACCCTTGCGAAAACTTCTAATTCAATTAGAACAGGTGAAACCGATTCCGCTGTAATTCCTAATGATGTTGGTTATGTTCTTGGTGAAGTTGGAATAGATCCTAATGCAGCACAGAAAGCAGGCCAATTTAATCCTGGTGTATTGAATAGAGGAATTGGACAGGCGGAATCAATACTTAACAGTGTTAAAGGTGGTAGTTTTTCACTTAATGATATTCCAAACGTAGTGAGCGATCTTCAAAACTTAGGATCATTAATAGATGGAATTTATACAGACAGATCTGGACAAAGCAGTACAAGAGAATTTGACGTTTGTGGTGCATCACCGTATGCTATTGATCTTTTTCAATTTGCACCAAAATATAAATTTTTATTTATTGTTCAGATTAATTTAAAAAATACATATCAAAGTCTATCAAAAACAGCCGAAAAGTTAGCATTTGTTGTTAAAACAAGTACACGTCCAAATATTAATATAGATCATGAAGAAATTAATATGTATAATTTTTGGACACGTGTTCCAAAGCGTGTAGCATATGAACCAATAACTATGCGATTTTATGATGATAATAAAGGTCTTGCACATCAATTTTATACATCATATTTAAGAGCTATTAGTCCAATTAGTAGATTGGGTGGCCAACAAAGCGGTTATATGAGTATTGACTGGCTTCAAGCTAATAGTATGAAACCCAATAGTAAGGATGCGTTAAGTTCTGCTTCCTTAAGTGCACTAGTAGGAAATAATACTTCTCTTATTGATGAAATTAAACTTTTTCAAATTTATGACTATGGTAGAAAAATGACCGCATATCATTTTCATCATCCGAAGCTTCTTACGATGAATCTTGACGATTTGGATATGGCAGAATCTGGTACGGGTAGTGAAATAGAATTCCAATTTGCATATGATGCATTACACATAACACCAGCACTTTCTATAATAGGAAACCCAATCGGTCTTACTGGTTTAACAGGTGAAGCATTTGCAACCTATCCAATTAAGCCAAACCTTGGGCCTGCACCCGAAGAAGCATTTCCAGAAGATGCAGAAGATGAGGATGATTCACCTGATGCGGATGGAGATAATGTTTTCCAGAATGTAACTGGCGCAATTTCTAGTGGTATTTCATCTGTAACGGGATTAGTAAGTAGTGCATTTGATAAGGTTGCAGACTTTGGTGGCTCTCTCTTTCAATAATTAATGGATAGGTAAATGGCAAGGAAGGGCATAAAGAAAGGATTATTCAGACCAAGACATCCAGAAAAATATATGGGCGATTTAAATAATATTATCTATCGTTCCTCATGGGAACAATCTTTTATGAATTTTCTTGATAATAATCCCAATATAATACAATGGGGTTCCGAAATTATTGCAATCCCTTACCGCAAGCCTACCACTGGAAGAATTCACAAATATTATCCAGATTTTTGGATCAAATATAAGAACAAAAATGGTAATATCATTCAAGAAGTTATTGAAGTTAAACCAGAAAAAGAAACCCATCAACCAACGACTGTTGGTAAAACTAAAAAGACCCAATTATACGAAGCCATTACGTGGTCAATTAATACATCAAAATGGAAGTCCGCCAAGCTTTTCTGTGATAAATATGGGATGGTGTTTAGGATTTTAACTGAAAAACAAATATTCCGTTAACAGAAATAGGGACGTTTAAATGATTATTAATAGATACTATTATGGATATAAAAACTAAAGAATTTATTAAAAAATCTAAAAAATATCATGGGGAACGTTATGATTATTCTGAAACAATATACGTTCATTCCATGCAAAAATTAAAAATTCGTTGTACTATACACGGAATATTTGAACTTACACCTAATAATCATTTATCGGGAAGGCAAGGCTGTCAAAAATGTTCTGGTAAATACAAACCCAATACAGAAGAATTTATTAAAAAAGCCAGAGAAGTTCACGGTAGTAAATATGAATATGTCCATACAAAATACGGTAAAAATAATCGTACTAAGGTTATAGTGGGATGTTCCACACATGGTGAATTTCAAATAACTCCTGCTAACCATATTAGTGGTAAAGAAGGATGTCCTGAATGTGCTAAGAAGAAATATGGTGCATATCATAAAAAGAATACAACACAATTTATAAAAGAATCCAAAATAATTCATGCAGGTAAATATGATTATTCTTTGGTAGAATATACAGGAACGCACGATAAAGTTAAGATTATATGTAATATACATGGAACATTTAACCAACGCCCATCATCACATTTACGCGGCGTGGGTTGCCCCAAATGTTCACATATTGATTATTGTGGTGGATATGGTAAGAAGCGATTTATAAATCATCCAGAAATTAAAAATAATCCTGCTATATTATATTTAATATATGTAACAGATGAAACTGAAAATTTTTTAAAAATAGGAATTACAGAGAAAGATCTTAATACGAGATTTATTAAAAATAATAAGTTGCCTTATACTTTTACTACAAAAATAATAATCGAAGGAAAATTATACGAATTGTATGAGCTTGAACAAAGAATTAAACATAAATATAAAAAATATAAGTATATTCCAAATAAGAAATTTAATGGATATACGGAATGTTTTGCTACTAAATGCGCAGACATGTTGTGTGAGGAATTAAAATGAGCACTGAAACGAAAGAAATAGAAGTAGCAATTGAACATCCATTAGAAGAGATATTCGATGTGGAAGCAGGTACGACTCTTATGCCTCGTACCGAAAAAACTACTGAACTGGTAGCATCAGAAGAGTACGATAACAAAGACAAAGAAATCGAAAACCAGTTTCAAGAAGTTTATGATGCTGCACTTTCTGCGTTTGAAGATCAAGTTGCTGAAGCAGAAGTTATTGAGGGGAAGTATAAAGCCCGTAACATGGAAGTTGGTGTTCAATTATTGAATACTGCCTTGGCAGCAGCAAAAGAAAAATCTGGCTTAAAACAACACAAAGATAAAACAGCTATTGCTAAAGGTAAGCTAGGAGTAAAAACGACCAACAATACGTTGATTATTGCTGATCGTAATGACATCTTAAGAACAATGATGGGTAATAAAAAAGAAGATTAATCCAATATTTCCATTGCCACTTCAAAAGCATCAGTAACATTTTCCATCAAATCTACTTCTTTTGTTTCTTCTTTCTTAATTTTTAATTTATTTAACTTTGGTAAATTATCAAATGTTATTTCAACATAATAATCGCACGGTTCTTTTGTGATTGTAGTTAATGAACCATCTTTTGTAGTGTCTACTTCTTGTTTTTGATTGACATATTTACCATAACGACTCATAAATTTAATAACAGGCGCAAATGTATTAGGGTCAATAATAACGCCCGTAGTCATCAATGGGATATATGGTGCATAGAAGTATCCTGCATCTATTTCACCATTTCCGCCTTTATAACCAACTATGGCTTTATCTTGCTTAAGACCATAGTCACAGTATATTTTGATCATATCATTCCACGTTCCAAGATATTTAACATAACCATAATCTTTATCCGTTTCTGATGTTTTTACGAATTTTTTACTATTTTTTAAAATTTCAGCAATTGTTTCGGAAACGATTGCAAAATTGCCTGCACCTCTTCGGGTTCTTTGTGCAATTCTATTTGCGGCACGATTAATAAGAAATTCGATAGTTTGAATTACATCGTTTGTAATACACATATCATCAGCCAAATTTTTTGACATATCAAAAGTTTCTTTATGAGCGACAGCACAGATATCATTTCTGATTTCTTCATATATTTCTTGTGCAATTTCATTGCCATAATCTCTGTCATCTGGAATACCAGTTCCAGATATGTCTTGTTGGGCGACAATCTCCATATTAAGTTTTAATTTTCTACTACTTGCTTCTAATGCAGCTGAATTAATTTCAAGGCTTAGTCTTGTTTCTTGATCTTCACCAATTGTATTAACTTTTTCCGTTTTATATTGTAACAAATAAATTAACCCAACTGGACCAGTCATTGGTTGAATACCAACAAAATGTTTAGCAACTTGTTGATCTATCATGCGTTCTGCAAGAGATTTAAGTATATGATCTTGTGAAATTGTATGTATTGAACTATTGTTGTGAGCATTGACACTACTGATATGATTTTTCATATTTTCCATCAATGATTGTTTAACCTTATCTACGGATTCAATAGTTGGTGATTCTTTTGTTAAATCAGCAACGGATAAGACTGTTTCTTCTTCTGAAGATGTGAATCCCGTTTCAGGTACGATATCTTCTAATTCTTTAATGAGTTCACTAAATGTAAACGATTTTTTTGTCTTTGTCACAATTGAATTTTTATCTTTAGCGCGCAAATCAGCAGCCGGATCTTCCAGCATCATTTTTTTCATTTTTTCGATATCCATGAACTCATCCTCTTTTCTTTGTATTTACTATTGAAAAAATTCTACATGCAATAGATTGGTAACCTAAAGATTTGGTATAGTAAATAAAGATATGGAAATAGGATAATAATTAAGGAAGATTGTAATGGCGCGCGCAAAGAATAATAACCTAAAGAAACCTGGACAGGAACTTGAATATACACATGAACAGGTGATGGAATTGAAGCGCTGTGCAGAAGATCCAATCTATTTTATAAAAAAATATGTACAGATTCAACATCCAACAAGAGGCGCTATACCATTTGACCTTTATTCTTATCAGGAAAAAATGATAAGGGCATATCAAGATAACCGTTATACGGTTGTTCTTTCTGCACGCCAAACAGGTAAATCTGTTACATCCGCTGCATATCTTCTTTGGTATGCAATGTTTCATTTTGATAAAACTATTTTGATTGCATCTAATAAAAACGCAAATGCAATGGAAATGATTCTGCGTATTAGATTCGCGTATGAAAATCTTCCTTTCTGGTTGAAACCTGGCGTTAAAGACGATGGTTGGAATAAGCACGAAATTGGTTTTGATAATGGTTCTCGTATTGTGTCAACTGCAACATCAGAAGATTCTGGTCGTGGTATGGCTATTTCACTTTTATTCCTTGATGAATTTGCATTCGTAAAACATGCTATTCAAGATGAATTTTGGACATCTATTGCACCTACATTATCAACGGGTGGTTCATGTATAATGACATCCACTCCAAATGGTGATATGAACATATACGCACAAGTTTGGCGTGGTTCACAAATGGGTACAAATGGATTTTATCCTATACATGTTAAGTGGGATGAGCCACCAGATCGTGATAGCAAATTTAAAGAAGCGGAAATTGGAAGAATCGGTGAAAGACGCTGGCAACAAGAATATGAATGTGTATTTTTATCATCCGATTCGCTGTTGATCGATTCTTTATTCTTAACAAATATTTCATCAACAATTGAAAAGATCGTTCCTAAGCTTACAGTAAATGATGTTGTTTTATTTGAAGATATAAAACCGATGACAACCTATTTGCTTGGAGTTGATCCTGCAACCGGCAATGGTGAAGATTTTAGTGTTATAAGTATATATGAATTTCCATCAATGGTTCAAGTTGGCGAATATCGTTCTAATACTATGTCAACAAATGATTTATATGGTGTTATGAAAAATATTCTAAAACACATGGAATCGAAAGGTGCCATGGTATATTTCTCAATAGAAAATAATGGTGTTGGTCAGGGACTGATCGCATTATATGAAGCAGATGAAGATCCTTTGAACACGGTTGAATTTATTTCCGAAGATGGTAGAAATAAATTAGGATTTACCACGACTGCTCGTAGTAAAATGCGTGCATGTGTTAACCTGAAGGAAATGCTTGAGAAATCTAATATGCATATTCGTTCCAAAATTCTTTTATCTGAATTGAAATCTTATGTTCGACATCGTGGCGCATATGCAGCGCAACCAGGTGCCACAGATGATTGTATTGCTGCAACACTTATTGTACTTAGACTGGTAGAAGAAATTGCATCATATGAACAAGCTGCTTTTGATAAGCTATATTCTGGTGACTATGATGAATGGGACTCGTCAGAGTGGGATGGTTATGAAGAAGGTTACGATGATAACGATGAAGGAATGCCAATTTTATTTTAATTACCTATAATATTGTTTAATAATATCAGTGCTTCCACCAATATCAATTATAACTGGTTTATTATTATATACGCCCCAATTGGCAACCCGGCCAAAATCTCCTGCGGCGATATCGTAATTGCCAACTAGATCTACAAAACTGTTTATAGTTTCGTTAGTTTCATATGCTTCTTGAAACTTTTCATCCTCTTCATCGTACCTTCTTTTGCCGGTCATGTGATTTGATAATCGTATTAATTCTTTTGGTGTTAAACCATTAAACAGTTTTTTGAATATTGTTGGAGTCATCTTTTCTGCTTTTTCTGTATGAATCCATGTTGGTTGATCGTGTTCTTCATCATAGTCTATTATTGGAATGGTTATTCCAAGACCAGTAACATAATAATCATTTAAGACTTGTGCTTCATATTCATTCTGAGCCATGCCCTTGGTATTTTTGGCGATTTTTAATATAGTGGGCCTACCTTCGTATGGGATTTCGAATGCTATCCTTGAAGAACCCGCCCCCATTTTGGCAGCTCGCTGCTTAGCGTATTCAACCCGCTGTTTAAATGAAACAGTAGGTTTATATACAGATTTGTCCCATTCGGCTGGTAGTGGAACTTCTAATAATAATTCTTTTACTTTCATGATTATGTTATTTATTATTGACATTATTAAATAGGACTGTTAAACTATGGAAATTATTATTTTGGATAAAGAAATGAAAGACTTAAAAACCCTATTCGTTCAATGGTATTTCAACGAATTTATGGATATTGATCCGTTACATGTTGAAATGTCTAACTTTAGTGAAGATTCCCCATGGCATAGGGAACGAACTATTGCTGTCCATACCAATATGGTAGTTGGAGAGTTTCTGACGCGTGCAGGGTCTAAAAATGCCGAAAATGAATGGTCTACTAATGATCTATATGGGGCTTTCGCCTGCGCGTTTCACGATGTTGGAAAACCCGCCGCCCGCACGGAAGTATATAAGCCAGAACGTGGCACATACTACCGTTATGGTGGTCATGAGTTGATTTCTGCCCGTTTGTGGGAAGATTGGGCTGTTCGTAACTGGAAGTTCTTGGAAGAAGAATTTGATATGACTCCTCATGGAATTTATTCTGTGGGATGGTTAATCGAAAACCATCTTCCTTGGGATGTAAAGAAGCCAGAAAAGCGCCACCAGCTTGCCTTGGGCGCGAAACACACTGTGCATGATCCTGAGCGTTTTATCAATGTAGTGAAGGCCGACACATGGGGTCGTATTTCTGATGATGCTACTGAAAAGCGTGGCAAGGTTAACGCTTGGTGTGATGAGTTTCTTCGTTTTTTCAAGGAAGTTAAGGAAGAATACAAGACACGATATGTGAACCCAGATGCACCTATCATGTATATGCCAATTGCTGCTTCTGGTTCAGGAAAGTCCACACTTTTGAATAGTGAAAGCATGGACTGTGTATTGGATCGTAATAATATTGATGGTGAACTTTTGCACTTTTCATTGGATAAGCTACGTCATGATTGGTATGATCCTGATGATTATCGAAATGCGTTTGCTCTTGCTTGTGAAGACAAGGAATTCAAGAACAAGGCCAATAAGGTATTTGCTGACATGGTGAAAACTGGTCAGTCTATTTACCTTGATAATATCAATATTTCTAAGAAGCGACGTGCTGAATATATTCGGCAGGGACATAAGTATGGATATGTTGTATATGCTATCTTGTTACCTGTTGAATTACAGACAGTGCTTGATAGACAAGATACGCGTTCTGATAAGTTTGTCCCATTGGATGCGGTAAAGCAGCATTACATGAGTCTTAGCTTGCCGTCATTGGGCGAAGTTGATCGTATTATCATATACAGTGGTAATCTACCTTAAAAATCCCCGCTTCGGCGGGGATTTTCCATGCACGATAAATAGATACATGGATGAAAAATATCAAATTATTCGCGGAAAACGGGTTCTGAATCAGTTAGATGATTTTGAATTGTTTGAGCAATCTACTTATAATGATTTAGAACGAAATGTTCTGAACTTTATACCCATTTCAACGAAGCGGCAGCACGCTGTTGATCCTGTTAGAATCAATAGCATTGAATTATTGCCGTTTCTTGGTACCAAAAATCTTAATGTAAAAACACTCGCAAATAGTGATGGTACTAATTATAGTCCTAAGATTATTTTCAATAATGTCGAGTTCGAGGACGAAGATTCGCCAGATAATATAACTTTCAAAGCTAAAAATGGAAATGAATATCATGTTAAAGCACTTGATTTAAATCAAAATACGCTTCGTGTTCGCTGTGATTGTCTTGATTTTTATTGGCGGTTTGCTGCATTTAATGCAAAGGATAAAAGTTTAATTGGTGCTCCACCTAAGCCTTATCAAAGAATTTCAAATCGTGGCCCGGCGAACCCTCAAAAAGTTCCTGGTGTGTGTAAACATCTTATCGCTGCCGTGAAAGCATTAAAACATTCTGGTATAGTACGTTAGTGAATAGTCACGTCTTTCTTTTTGAAAGGCTTAGTTGTCACAGTTCTTTTCTCTTCGTTAGCACTATTAGATTCTTTAAGAACATTTTTGATATTTTGTTCTTTTGATTCGTCAACTTCTACAAACTTCTTATCTTTAGTAATTTTCTTAATAGCGCCAGCTTCTTTTAGTTCTGCTTTTTTATATGGTTCGTGTTTTTTGGACGGCGCGACTTTTTCCTTGATAATATCTTTTATCTTATCATCATTAGACTTTTCTACTACAGTTGATTCTTTCTTACCACCTAAGCCAGTTACTGCATGAAGAATTTTTTCTGCTACACTCTTTGCATCTGAATTTTCGTCTGGTTTTTTATCAATACTTTCCATAGCGACTTTCTTCTTAGTTTCGCTTTCAGGTTTTTCTTCTTTTTTATTTTCAGTATCTTTTTTGCTTTCTTTATCAGACTTGGCTGTTTCTTTAACTTTTTTGGTTTCTTTAGTTTCAATTTTTTTCTCGTCTTCTTTAGATTCAACAGAGTTTTCGTCTGTAGCCTTGGGGGCTACGATTGTAGGCTTTTCGGCTACAGTTTTAGTTTCTTCTTTTTTAGGTTCCGTAGGTTTTACTTTTTTCTCTTCTTTTGCTTTTTTGAAGATGCCTAGAATTTCGTCATCCAACTTATCGTCGGTTTTTCTTTCAGGTTTTGGAATATCTGTCAAAGTCTTGAACAGTTCTTTACCATCTTTAACTTTAAGTGGCTGCATTATAAACTTACGATTAGGTTTAACAACTGGAATTTCTTGTGTCTTAACTTCTTCGTCTTTTAGTGGTTCTTTACTGACCTTGGATGATTTAATAATATCATCAAGTTTTGGTTTGCCAGGTGATAATGTAACATTTTCTGGTTTTGACGCATAAACTTCATGCGTTCCAACAACATTCACAGAACCGCGCAATGGTTCAAAGTAGTATCCATCAACAATTATATCAATATGGAAAGGATAGGCTGTAGTATCAAGCATAGATAATGCAGGAATTTCAACAGACCATTTTCTTTCGCTTTGTTTTTTAGAATCAAATCCAAGTTCCATTCCGCTGGCTTCGATTATAAATCGTACAGTCATGTCGTTGGTATCAATGCCTTGAACATCCACATCAAATTCCAATACGTTGTCTTTTTTGTTTGATATTGTTACTAAATTATCCATTTAAAATCCCCAAATATCTTGTATTTATGTTATTTCTTTCTTTTCAGATTATAGATAGAAACTTTAATATTATGCAGGACTCTACGTATTTTATTCACGCTAATACGAATTTTTTCTCTTGTTACATTTAATACATTTACTACCGCCACAATTGTATTTGCGCGTTGTATTGGTACTAAGTATATTTTTTCCATGTGGAAAGTTCCAAAATCCACTTTAATGATGACCTGTTTCTTGGTTTTATATATTTTTGTAGGATCGTAGACATCTTGAACGGGTTGGAAAAAGTTTGAAACATCATCAAATTTGTTCCAGGCCGCGCCAGGATATGGTCCGCCACCACCGCCTACTGGTGGTACTACTGGTGGTGGAACCGGCACGCAATATAAAGAGAAATGTGTAGTAATTAATCCTTCGCACGCTTTAAATCCAACACCAAGCCCACCTGTAATAATTTTGGTTGTAACTATTCCTGCCATATATCACCTTATGGTGAACCAGTACATGTTGGTTTTCCATCAGTTGCAGCTGTTGGTTTACGTTCACAGACAGAATCTGTACTTAATGTGCCATATTGATCGAATAAGTGGAATACACGTAATACGGTTGTACAGTCATCATCATATACCGTTAACGTTTTAGCAATGTCATCAATTTTGGTTCTATTTGTATCAAATTTCAATATTAGGTCAACAACATCTTTTACAGCATCTATGTCAAGAAATAGCTGTGTGGTATCCGCCTTAATCTGATTTAACGCTAAACCAGTTGAACCAATGCCTAAGTGTTCGGTTCGGTCTTCATCCCAAACACCATCTATGATTGTTTCTTCAAACGGATTGATTTCTGCGCTTTGATAGCGATCTGTATTTGGTAAAGAGGAACCACCATCAGAACGTACCAAATATTTTTTCATTGGATCATAACCTATTGTATCTGTAAATAAAAAGGTATAAAATCCATCTTTTCCCAATGGAGAACCACCATCGTCGATTTCTGACATGATTCCATCTGTAGACTGTCCACTTCCCCCCGGCGCACCAACTATTAATGTTTGAACAGCACCATTGACTTCCCATATTCTTACCTTGGGATATCCTGGTGTGACTGTAGCAATATCTGTAGCAGGCAACCCATTATTGGCAAAAATACTATTAATTTCAATTTGTGCCATTCGGCTATTCTCCATTTATTACGTATATCATCTATTTATAAAAATAAATACAGAAACATCGCACCCATAAATATAAGAAACACACTTGCAGGAATACGAAATCATGGAAAATTTTTCATTAATCAAGAAATTAGACGAGCAAAAGGATGCAGAACCGTCCCCATTAGCCGAAGGCATTCCATATCAGCAATACGAATTGGAGGTAGATGGGAAAGTTCAAGTAGTTAATATTCCTATAAAAGAAATAGACGCGTTTGAAAATACAATAGTAGAAACGAAAGAACCTCTAACCCGCAAAATATTGAAACGAATTCTTAGAGAACATCGCGGCGTTAGAGGCTAATAATAGGGATAACAGATGGCATTTGTTCTAACCAGACCAATTTCTGGCGGCGGCGCGGGAATCTCTGGCATGACCACAACAAACATTAATGGTCAGCCGATGATAACATTGGAAGATATTACTCGCAGTAATAAGATTCTTTCGGTAGCGGAAAATCCTGTTTCATTTGCAGAAAACGTATTATTACATAATGATTGGATTCAGATTGGAACCGCAAGCGATGCAAATACTGCTTTTGTTGCTGACTTCGATGGGACAATTGTTGCCGCTACTGGAATATGTGAAAATGTTAGAAATCATGATAAAAATATAAATCTCTACATTAATAGTACAGATCAGGGAGCGATAGGTTCATTTACTGGTTCGACTCTTGACACATTTATAAATACAATATTGAATATAGACTTTAACCAAGGCGACATGATTAGATTGCGCGCCGTAGATGGAATCACTGGAAAAATTGAAGACAGTGTTATCAAACTTACTATCAAATGGAGAGGATAAATGAGCTTATTAATTAGAAATAAATTGGGTGGTAGTCCACCTGCGGCAGTCCCTATTGATGATTTGGGATTTGAGGTTGTATCGGGTACCGATTATAATCTATTAAATGAAGAGGCAGCAGATGTTCAATCGTCTGCGCAAACTGGTGGTGACTTAAATACCGCAATACTTGCAGGCGATATTGTTGTACTTAGTCCAAAGGATGGAACAACAGAACTTTCAGCAGCTAATAGTATAGCTGTCTTAAAACTTCACAATGATCCTAATTGGGGTATCAATGGAGCAAATCTTACTGATCTTGATGATGTTGATTTAACAGGTTCACCATTACCCGCAACCGGTGATGTTCTTCAACTTGATGGTTCTGGAAATTGGATAAATGTCCAACCAACTACGGTTGCTGGAAGCATTAATTTTGGCGATCTTGCTGATATTAATCCTGATACCGGTTCACCATATCGACCTATCACTTCCTTTTATATTTTAGAAGGTGATGGTTCTGGTAGTTTAAATGTTGTAGATGGTACTACAGATACTTCACTCTTTATTCCATGGATTGAAGACACGGCAGGCGCAGCAGTAGCTGGCGGTGTACAAACTGATCTTACTTTAACGTATAACGCGTCCACTAATAAAATTGATGCGTCTGTTGATGACAGCTATCTTCGTAATGATGGTGATACATTAGATTCGGGAACATTAAACATTGCATCTGGTGCTTCAATTGTTGTTGCTACTGGTGCAAGCATTTCTTGGGCTGATGCGCCAACCAATGGTAATCATCTTGCTAATAAAACATATGTTGATAGTGTTGCTTCTGGTCTTGATACAAAAGAATCCTGTGATCTTGCTACGACGCCTGCAACGGGTTCTCCGCAAACTGGTTTTGGTAATATCCCAGGTTATGGATTTTCTGGTTCACCAGCAACTGGTACATTTACTGGCGTAAATGTTTTCGATATTGATGGTGATTTATCACCTCCTAGTGTTGGATATCGTATTCTTGTTAAAGATCAGGATGATCCAAAAGAAAATGGTATTTACGAGGTTACTGTTGTTGGTGGTTCACCACTTGGTTCAAGTTGTACTTTAGTACGTGCAGATGATTTTGATGGAGTGCCACCTGCTGAAGTTTCTGCTGGTTCATTTACATTTATTGAGCATGGCGTTAGTAATGCAGGCACTGGCTGGGTTGTAACTGGCACTGGTGATTTGACTGTTGATACGGATGATATCAATTGGTCACAATTCTCTGGTGCAGGCACATATACGACTGGTGATGGTTTAGGGTTAACAGGTACAGAATTCTATTTAGATATTAATAATCTGAATACGATTGCTGTTGTTGGCGCGGATGAAATTGCTTTCAATGATCAAACCAACGATACAACTAAAAAACGTACATTCACAAGTCTTATTTCAGATTTAGGACTTTATACTTCTAGTAATTTAACAGCTTCTGATGGTGTGGTAATCACTGGTGGTGATATTCAATTAGATATTACTAATCTTCCATCTTCAACACCTTCATTATCAGCTGAAATGGTATTTGATACTGGTGGTACTGGTATACACAATAAAGCAACCGTACAATCTTTCTTCAATCAAGCGAATGTTGTTTATAATATCACAGCAAATGGTATTCTTACCAGAACAGCAGATGATACATATGCATCACGCACAATAGTAAAATCTACTACAGCTAGTGAAGAAGGTATCATAGTAACTAATGGTAATGGTGTTTCTGCTAATCCATCTATTGGTATTGATATTGAAGGTACTACTGCTTCTGCCTCTGATCTAGCATCAACCGATGAGTTCCTTGGTTTTAATGGCACAAATAACCGTGCATTTACTGGTCAGCAAATTGCTGATGGTGTTTCAGCTATATTGGGTGGTCTTGGTAATGCATATACAACGATTCAAGGCGACTCTGGTTCAGCATCTGCAGGTAGTTCAAGTGCTACAATATCATTCATTGGCGCAGCCAATGGTGGTATTCTTACTGTTGCTACTGATTCTGCACCAGACACTGTAACCTTTGCACTTGATCTCCATGATTTAGCTGCAGGTAGTGGAACTGTTGATCTTACAGATGTGCTTGCAGTTGCAGAAGGTGGTTCACCACTTGGATCAACTGTTCAATACACTTTCCAAGATGTTATTACCGATTTAAATATTGTAAGTGGTGTTAATGGTACACCTGGTATTGTTATCGGTGATGGTGCTGGTAATTATACAACTAATACAATTGCCGTAAATGGTGTTGGTAATAGAGATGGTCTTATTGTAGTAAATGGTGATATGACAGGTTCACCATATGATAGTACTATTACATTTGGTTTGGATATTAACAATAATGCAACAGCAGGTGAAGATTTAGCAGCCGCCGATAAGATTATTGCTTATAATGGCTCCCAAGCCGCTAACCATGCATTTACAGGACAAGAAGTTGCAGATGGTGTTTCAACAATGTTGGGACTTGGCGGTATTACCGTTACTACAATTAATGGTCAAGAAGTTCTTACACTTGTTGATACAACACGTTCTAACAAAGTTCTTTCTGTTGGCGATACTTCTGTCACGTGGTCAGAAAACAAAGTTGGTAACAATGATTGGTTACAAATCGGTGGTGCAGTTGATGCTCTTAGCGGTTATCTTGTTCCATTGAACGCAACGATTGTTAAAGTTACTGCACATACGGCAGATAATAAAGGAAACACAAAACCAATCAACTTGTATATTGATGGTTCACTCAATAGTACTATTGGCACATTTAATGGCCCATCAGGCGAAGATGATTTCAGAGATGTAACATTGAATATTGATGTTAACCAAGATCAAAAACTACGTTTACGTGGTGGTACTGGTGGTAATATTGAAGATACGGTGGTTACAATTTGGTTGAAATGGAGAGGATAATAAATGAGTTTTACAATTCGTAATCTTACAGCTGGAACAATTGCGATTGATGATCTTGGCTTATCACTTGCTGCGTATGAGGATTATGATTTAACTCAAGATGATGCAAGAGATATTGCACAAAGTACAGACTTAATTGCTGCAATTAATGCAGATAATGTTCTTGTTGTAGATCCTATAAGTACAGGTTCACCAGTTACATTATTATCAAAAGCAAATAGTTTAATTTGTGTAAGTGTCGCCAATAATCCACATTTTAGGATTATTGGCGGCGAGCTTGCACATTTAGATGATGTTAAAGATACACTACCTACAGATGGTTATGTTCTTACTTTTGACGCAGGAGCTAGTAAATGGGAACCGGCGGCGGCCGCGGCCGGCGCGGGTGGTATAACACAATTTCCATTTTACCGTGCTAATGGTGTATTAGATCCTATACCAGTAACTTACATCGCAACGTTTCCATTCTATAGGGCAGACGGCACACTAGATCTTATACCAATAGATGCATCATAATAAAATGAGATATTAAATAATGGCAGATAAATTACCAATTAAGGCAAAGTGGTCAGGTGGATCGCCAGATGATGTTATTGCTTTACAAGAATTTCAATCGACTGATACTATAGCCCTTAATTATCTCTCTGGCGGTGCATCGCCTTCTGAAGGCCATGTACTTACTTGGGGCGGTAGCCCATTGGGATGGATTACAGCTGCCCCAGATCTTGGCGCTAATAACTTAGATGACTTATTAGATGTTTTCATTACAGGAGCAGGTTCACCAGAAGTACCAGCAGACAATGAAGTTCTTGCTTATGATAGTAGTTCTGGTAATTGGATTAATCAAACCGCATCCGAAGCTGGGTTATCTATAGTAGGCCACACACATACCTTAAATGAACTTAGTAATGTATATGTATCTGCTGGTTCACCAGAAATAACAATAGGTTATGTGCTTACTTATGGTGGTAGTCCTTTGGGTTGGTATGCAATTGCGCCCGCTGTCGGAATAGATGCGTTAGATGATTTAACAAACGTTACCATTGCATCTGTTACATCAGGCGAAATTTTAGTATATCAGGGATCACCAGCCGAATGGCAAAATAATACATTGGCAGAAGCAGGCATTAGTGCTATAGGCCATACACACGCAATGGTTGATATCACAGATTCAACGTGGATTAGTGATATTACAAGTGAAAATCTTGAAGATTTAAACAACGTTTCATTAACAGGTTCACCACAACCAGTATCAGGTGATTTATTAAGATGGAACGGTTCAACGTGGATCAATTATCCAGATAGTAATTTTTCATCATCTGGTCATAATCATACTAAATCTGATATTACAGATTTTACCGAAAGCGATTATGTTCATACTACCGGCACTGAAACTGTTGGTGGTAATAAAACATTTAGTAATGATATTATAATTTCGGGTGATCTTACTGTTAATGGTACTACAACTACCATTAATACAACTACACTTGAAATCGGCGATAACATTTATCTTCTCAATGCAGACATGGATGATGGTAGTCCAATTCCTGCACCTACACAAGATGCTGGTTTTGAAGTCGAGCGTGGTATAGTTGATAATGTGTCTTGGCTTTGGGATGAAACTGTCGATACGTTTAGACCTAAATTAGGAACAGGTGAAGCATATTTAGGATATGTATTAGATCCTACTAATGATAACCATATTGGTGATCGTGGGTATAACGATTTAAGATATTCTAATATAAGTCATGCACACGCAATAAATGAGTTAAGTGATGCTACTATAACTTCACTTACAGCAGGCGAAGTATTAATTTCTGCGGGTTCACCACTTGGTTGGATTAACCAAACATTAGCTGAAGCAGGCATCTCATCTGATTCACATACACACATTATAAATGATTTAACAGATATAACTATTGCATCTGTTACATCTGGTGAAATTCTTGTCTATCAAGGTTCTCCAGCCGAATGGCAGAACAATACATTAGCAGAAGCAGGTATTAGTGCTGTTGGTCATACACATGTTATGGTTGATATTACAGATTCAACATGGATCAGTGATATTACAAATGAACCAATTGCCGACCTTAGTGATGTGACAATTAATGCTGTCGGGTCAGGCGAAGTCCTTGTTTATCAGGGTTCACCAGCCGAATGGCAAAATAACACATTAGCAGAAGCGGGAATTTCTGCGATTGGTCATACGCATGTCATGGTTGATATTACTGATTCAACTTGGATTAGTGATATTACAGCAGAACCTATTGCCGATCTTAGTGATGTTACTGTTGCTTCTCTTGGTGCAGGTGAAATATTAGTTGCTGTCGGATCACCGCTTACATGGATTAATCAAACATTAGCAGAAGCAGGTATTGCATCTGATTCACATACACATATAGTTAATGATTTAACAGATGTAACTATTGCATCTGTCGGGTCAGGCGAAGTCCTTGTTTATCAGGGTTCACCAGCCGAATGGCAAAATAACACATTAGCAGAAGCGGGAATTTCTGCAACAGGCCACACACATGTGATGGTAGACATTACTGATAGTACTTGGATTAGTGATATAACAGCAGAATCATTGGATGATCTTAGTGATGTTTATACGCCAGCCCCACAAGTAGGTGAATTGCTTACTTACGGTGGTAGTCCGTTGGGTTGGTATGCGGCCGCACCCGCTGGTGGAGTAGATGCATTAGATGATTTAACCGATGTAGTAATTACAGGTTCGGTAGGTTCACCATTAACTCCCGCTGATAATGAGTTGCTTGCTTTTGATATTGGTTCAGGTAATTGGATTAATCAAACAGCAGCACAAGCAGGGTTATCTGTAACTGGTCATACACATGTTATGGTTGATATTACTGATAGTACTTGGATTAGTGATATTACAGGAGAACCTATTGGTGATCTTAACGACGTTACAGTTACATCACTTACATCAGGTGAAGTATTACTTTCCAGTGGTTCACCACTTGGATGGATAAATGCAACGCTCGCAGAAGCAGGCATATCTGCAACTGGCCATACCCATGTTATGGTTGATATTACAGATTCTACATGGATTAGTGATATAACAGCCGAAAATATTGAAGACTTAAACAATGTTTCATTAACAGGTTCCCCAGCGCCAGTATCTGGGGATTTATTAAGATGGAACGGTTCAACATGGACAAACTATCCAGATAGTAATTTCTCATCGTCTGGTCATACACATGTCAAGGCGAATATTACAGACTTCACTGAATCTGACTATGTTCACACGACGGGTGTTGAAACTGTTGGTGGTAATAAAACCTTTAGTAATAATATAATTATCTCTGGTGACTTAACAGTTAACGGTACAACGACTTCTATTAATACTACCACACTTGAAATAGAAGATAATATTTATCTTCTTAATTCAGGAATGGTAGGAAGTCCTCTTGTTGCTCCTACACAAGACGCTGGCTTCGAAGTCGCCCGTGGTACAGCTACAAACGTATCATGGTTGTGGGATGAAACTTTTGATGTATTTAGACCTAAAATTGGTGCAGCAGAAGCGCACTTAGGATATGTACTTGATCCAACCAATGATAACCATGTCGGTGATCGTGGATATAATGATCTTAGATATTCTTCTATTAGTCACGTACACGCCGTGGATGATTTATCCGACGCAACAATTACTTCACTTGGTACTGGTGAAATATTACTTTCAAGTGGTTCACCACTTGGATGGATAAATGCAACACTTGCAGAAGCAGGCATTGCATCTGATTCTCATACACACATATTAAATGATTTAACTGATGTAGTTATTACGCAAGGTTCACCTCTTGTTGATAATGACGTTCTTGCTTTTGACACTACATCGGGTAATTGGATTAACCAAACAGCAGCACAAGCTGGTTTGTCTGTAACAGGTCATACGCATGTTATGGTTGATGTTACCGACAGTACTTGGATTAGTGATATCACCGCTGAACCAATCGCGGATTTATCTGACGTTACAGTAACTTCACTTACAGCAGGTGAAATATTGGTTGCTGTTGGTTCACCGCTTACATGGATTAACCAAACATTAGCAGAAGCGGGAATTTCTGCAACAGGACACTCGCATACTAAATCTGATATTACAGATTTTACTGAATCTGATTATGTTCATATTACTGGTACTGAAACAGTATCAGGCGCGAAATCATTTACTGCAAGTACAACAAAAATAGGTGGAACAACAGCTTCATCAGAAGTTCTTTCTGTTCAAACCACATCAGCAGATACTTGGTTAGAAATGTTAAACAATGGAGGTACTGGTAAAGGTGCTTTCTTTGGTTTAACAACCAATGATTTTCAAATATGGAACTATCAAGCAGGTAGCATTTCTTTTTATACAGATACGAGCGATTCATCTGGTACTGTAAGATTTGTTTTAACAAATGATGGAAATTATATTTTCAGTAATCTTACCAGTAGTGGAATGGGCATTGCTACAATAGATGGATCGGGATATCTTGGAAGAGATGCAGATTTAGAATTACTTTCTGATGTTACTGTAACTTCTCTTGGTATTGGCGAGATATTACTTTCCAGTGGTTCACCGCTTGGATGGATCAATGCTACATTAGCAGAAGCAGGCATTTCCGCAACCGGACACTCGCATACAAAATCTGACATTACAGATTTTACTGAATCTGACTATGTTCATACTACCGGCGTTGAAACTATTGGTGGTAATAAGACCTTTAGTAATAATGTTATAGTTAGTGGTGATCTTACTGTTAATGGTACTACAACTACCATTAATACAACTACACTTGAAATCGGCGATAACATTTACTTATTAAACGCAGATATGGATGATGGAAGTCCTATTCCTGTACCAACACAAGATGCTGGTTTTGAAGTTGAACGCGGCGTAGTCGATAATACATCGTGGCTTTGGGATGAAACATTAGATGTATTCAGACCTAAATTAGGAACAGGTGAAGCATATTTGGGATATGTTCTTGACCCTACTAACGACAATCACGTTGGTGATCGCGGGTATAATGATTTAAGATATTCTAATATAAGCCATTTACATGCAGTAGATGATTTATCTGATGCTACTATAACTTCACTTACAACTGGCGAAATTTTATTTTCAAGCGGCTCGCCGGTTGGATGGACAAATGCAACATTAGCTGAAGCGGGCATCGCGTCTGATTCACATACACATCTAATAAATGATTTAACGGATGTTATTGTATCTTCTGTTACATCAGGTGAAATTTTAGTATATCAAGGTTCTCCTGCGGAATGGCAAAATAATACATTAGCAGAGGCTGGAATATCAGCAGTTGGTCATACTCATGTTATGGTTGATATTGCCGATTCTACATGGATCAGTGATATAACAAATGAACCTATTAGTGATCTTAATGATGTTACAATCACTTCACTTGCTGCCGGTGAAATATTAGTTGCTGTTGGTTCCCCACTTACATGGATTAACCAAACGTTAACAGAAGCAGGCATAGCATCTTCTTCACATACACACGTATTAAGTGATCTTACTGATGTATATACAACAGGCTCGCCCGCGCCACAACCTGGAGATGTTCTTACTTACGGCGGCAGTCCAGTTGGTTGGTATGCATTAACAACTGCTGGCGGCGTGGATTCATTAGATGATTTAACAGATGTAACTATTACTGGAACTGGTTCACCTGAAGTACCTGCAGATAATGAAGTATTAGCATATGATAGTGGATCTAGTGAATGGATTAATCAAACACCAAAAGAAGCTGGCTTAGTTGCAGGACCTACATCTTCAACAGATAATGCAGTCGTTCGTTGGGATGGTACAAATGGTGCATTAGTTCAAGATAGTGGTGTAATGATTGATGATAGCGATAACGTTGTTATTCCTGGTAGCATAAAGATTAGTAATGCTGCCTCCCCTATTATTTCTGGTGTAATGACTATTGAAGATATTAATGGTCAACCAATGATGTGCATGGAAGATACAACACGCGCCAACAAAAAATTAACAATAGAAACGGTGAATATAGCGTGGTCTGAATCAACATTAACCAATTTTGACTGGATGCAAGTTGGAGCAGCGATTGATGCAGATTCAAGTTATATTATGCCATTTGATGGAACAATAGTTAAGGCAACCGGACATTGTGAAAATGCTTTGGGTAACACGAAGGATATTAGATTGTATGTTAATACAACATTAAATGGCACAGCAATGGGAACGCTTACTGGTGGCGCAAACGCAACATTTAATACAACATTAAACATTGATTTCAGTGCGGGTGATCGTATACGCCTCCGTGCATGGACGGGTGGCACAATTCGAGATACTATTGTCACCTTATGGATTAAATGGAGAGCATAATAGATGTCACAGTATTTAAGAAATTTAACAGATTCACCTGTATATAATGTAGAACTTACCGATCTTGGTATTACGGTTGAGGTTGGCGTTGACTATGATACGTCTGAAATAGATTCGGGCGATTTAGGTAATAGCATTGATTTAGTAACTGCTATTCAAGCTGGTGAAGTTGCTTTTTTGAACGATGAAACTTCGCCATGGGTTCCATTATCTTCTCAAGAAAGCCAAGCTATTATTAATGCATCTAATAATGCTGCTACTAATATTTTAGGAACAGAAAACTTCTTTCCAAAATGGGCAGATGATTGTCCTTGTACGCTCACAGAATCGAACATGTATCAAGATCCTTCTACAGGATATATTGGTGTTAATTTACAAGGAAGTCCATTAACACCGGCGACAGATTTTGATATTAATGGTTCATTACAATTAACAGGTTCAAGTTCTGGTTATACAAGATTTGATGTCCCTGCCAGTGGCGATAATGTTATCTATACATTACCAAGTAATGATGGTGATTCAAGTCAGGTACTTCAAACAGACGGGTCTGGAACACTTACTTGGGTTGATCAAACGGTAGGTACAAGTGTTCTTAACGATTTAGATGATGTAACAACTTCTTCACCAACATCTGGTGAAGTTCTTGTATATCAAGGTTCGCCTGCTGAATGGCAAAACAACACACTTGCGGAAGCAGGCATTAGTGCTGTTGGACACTCGCACTCACTTGGTGATTTATCAGATGTTAACGTTACTGCATCAGGCTCGCCATTGCCAACAGATGGACAAGTATTAACATATGATACAACAAATGGATGGCAACCAGAAAACCCATATGGTGCTGGTTGCGGTATGGTTATTCAGCGTCTTCATGGATCTGTTGCTGAAAAATCTGGTACATCAGAAATTCCATATGATGACACTACACCACTTGTTACAGAAGGTACAGAAGTATGGTCACGAGCCATAACACCAGTAAATACGGCAAATGATATAGAATTAACATGTTCTTTAACACTCGATGCTTATGTTTCGGGCGGTATGGGTGGCGGGGATATGGAAGTTGTTGTTACTTTCTTTAGAGATTCAACCTGCATTGGTGCAATGGCACAATTTATAAGTAGTTACGACGAACAACAAGTCCATATTTCATTAACTGATTCACCATCTACTACTTCAAGTATAACGTATTCTTGTAGAATTGGCAGATTGGGTTCAGAAGGAACATGGTATGTTAATAGACTTAGCTCAAGTAAATTTAATGGGATGTTAGCCAAACAAGGTTACATCTTGAAGGAGATAGATAATGCCTAATTATATGAATTTGATGGGTGAGCATTATCCAGAAATAGAATGCTACTGTGATGGCGATCCTACTGTTTATGGAAACATTACATTTGTCGGCTCGCCAACAATTTCACAGGGTACGTTAGATGCATTGACTGAATCCCCACGACTTTACCAGATTGAAGCACCGTTGGGTTCTCCGCTTCCAGCAGATGATACATTGTTGCAATATGAAGAAACCGATAATACTTGGCACTATAAAACAGCAGCCGATGCAAGCGTTTCTGTTATCGGTCATCCACATACTGAATCTGACATTACAGATTTACAACCAAGTAAAGTGATTCAGCATATGGATGGTGCTATATCAAAAACATCTGGCACAATTGAAATTGCTGGCGGTGATGTAACGCCACCCATAACAGAAGGTGTTGAACTTTGGTCGCAGGCGATAACACCCACAGATGCTGCAAACACGGTAGAGATAACAACAAATATGATCCTTTCTGCATATGCAAATGCCGGTCATGGTTATGGTGCACTTGACGTTGCTGTTACATTTTATAGAGATTCAACATGTATTCTTGTCTTGCCACATAGTTTACAGAGTGCAGAAGCGCATCATTGTGGTAGTACCTTTATTGATACCCCGGCAACCACATCTAGTGTAACATATTCATGTAGGGTAGGAAGAACATCTGGAGAAGGCGCTTGGTATGTTAATGGTCTTTATTTAAAGGAATTTCAGGGCTTGATTGCTAACCAAGGTTATACGGTAAAGGAGATAAGAAATGCCTAATTACGTAAATATATTGGCAGAATATTACCCTGACATACCATATTATTGTGTTGGTGATCCCACCGTTTATGGTAATATCGTATTTCTCGGGTCACCAATAATTTCTCAAGGTACATTAGATGCTTTAACAATATCACCACTTGTTTATCCAGTTGAAGTTGCAGCCGATACGCTTACCAATCTTGATATACTACAATATAATAGTAGTAATAATCATTGGGAAAATAAATCGCTTGCAGAAGCTGGTATATCGGCTACGGGACATTCACACAATAAATCTGATATTTCTGATTTTACTGAATCTGACTATGTTCATACGACTGGTGTTGAAACTATTGGTGGAAATAAAACATTCAGTAATAATGTCACTATTACTGGTGATTTGTCTGTTGATGGTACTACAACAAGCATCAATACTACTACTCTTGAAATAGGCGACAATATTTATTTATTAAATGCAGATATGGATGATGGAAGTCCTATTCCTTCCCCTACACAAGACGCTGGTTTTGAAGTTGAACGGGGCACAGCCACAAATGTTTCATGGTTGTGGGATGAAACATTAGATACATTTAGACCCAAATTGGGCGCTGGCGAGGCTGCTTTAGGATACATTCTTGATCCTACAGATGCTAATGGAGTTGGTGATCGTGGTTATAATGATTTACGATATGCACCACTTAGTCATACACATGTTATGGTTGATATTACTGATAGTACTTGGATTAGTGATATTACGGGAGAGTTATTAAGTGATCTCAATGATACAACAATTTCATCAATCGGTGCCAACGAAATTCTTAAATGGAATGGCTCTGCATGGATTAATAACACACTCGCCGAAGCAGGTATTTCTGCAACAGGTCATACGCATGTTATGGCTAACATTACAGATAGTACTTGGATTAGTGATATTACAAGTGAGAACTTAGAAGACCTTAGTAACATAACAATTACATCACTAGGTACAGACGAACTATTATTTACACAAGATGGTTCTACATGGATTAATCAAACATTAGCAGAAGCAGGTATTTCTGCAACAGGCCATACGCATGTTATGGCTAACATTACAGATAGTACCTGGATTAGTGATATAACAGGTGAAGACTTGACCGATCTTAATGATGTTACAATTACATCACTAGGTACAGACGAACTATTATTTACACAAGATGGTTCTACATGGATTAATCAAACATTAGCAGAAGCAGGTATTGCAACATCTGGACATACTCATGCGCTTAATGATCTTACTGATGTAACTATTGGTTCACCAACACCAACTACAGATGATATTCTAACGTTTAATGGTAGTACATGGCAAGCCGCTCCGATTGATAGCAGCGCCATGGGACACTATAAACAGTTAGTCTATGGTGCAATTAGTAAATCTTCAGGTACATCTTCAATACCAGACGATGACACAATTCCAACATCATCGGAAGGTTATGAAATTTGGTCAGATACTATAACACCAGGTTCAACAGATGCTGTAATTAAAATTGGATTTTCTATTACCATTGACACATATGTCAGTGGTGGAATGGGTGGCGGTGATATGGATGTTGCAGTTACAGTATTTAGAGATTCAACATGTATTGGTGCAATGTCACAATATATAGATAGTTATAACCAAGAACAGATGTCAATTAATATTGTTGATGCACCAAGCACGACATCATCTATAACATATTCAGCACGCATTGGACGTTTAACTTCTTCTGGTACGTGGTATGTTAACAGATTACAATCAGAAAAACTTGGTGGTATGCTTGAAAAGCAAGGCTATACTATTGAAGAGATTGACTAAGGAAAATAATTATGCCTAATTATATTGACATTATCGGAACATACTTTCCTTCTATGGATGCATATTCCACCGGAGATCCAACTGACTATAATACTATAGTTTTTAATGGTTCACCAATACTTTCACAAAGTACATTGGATGCTTATGCTACACAACTTGAAACTGAAGCACCAGTAGTAAATGGTGATCATCTTATTATTGTAGAAGATAATCCAGGTGATGGGGAAATTTTGTCATATGATTTTACAAGTAAAAAATTTGCACATAATACATTAGCAGAAGCGGGAATTTCTACAACAGGACACACACATACAGAATCTGATATTACAGATTTACAGTCATATCTACTTGATATTACATCTGAACCATTAAGTGATCTTAGTGATGTAACTA